TGAAGCCGTTGTTCAATACGTTAGCAGCTTTTACTTGCTTTGTGTACGCCATAGCGCGAGCTAATGCTTTAGTGTAGCGACCAGACAATGAATCATACAAGTTGTCTTCGATAGCCTCTTCAGTCAAGCTGAAGCCTAAAGCGATTGTTTCGTGTGTATAACGAGCTGTAAACGCTTCCTGTGCGTTGTCATATGCCAATGAAGAACCTTCGTTCTTTACTGGAGCGGCACTAAAGCCTGACAACTTAGTTTCTTCTTCGAACGAACGCTCAGAAGTCTCTGTATCGTAGATTTCTTTGTGTTGTTCACCGTATGTTGCGTACTCAAGTCCGAACAATGCGTTCAATCCTGGTAATAGCTCTTTTAAGAGTTGTGCGCGTGAAATAGCCATTTATATGCTCCTTAAGAGAGGTTATTGCCAAGTGTAACTTCTAATTGTGGCTGATTTAGCTTAACGATAACTTCACGGAAGTTAGTTGCGTTAACGGCTGTTTCAGGAACAACGTCGATTACACGGACTGGAAGAATCGCTGTATTAGCAGCGGAACCTGATATTACTGACAAACCTGAATTACCTGTGGCGTTATTACCTGTGCCAGTAGCAATTGCCATGTTTGTACCTACAACTGCACGTGTTACAGAAGTAACAACGCTTGTATTGCCAGATGTAGTAACTGCGGCTTTAAACGCAGCTTGTGGGTCCAATACTACAAACGCAATAGCGCTTGTAACGCCAGTTGGGTAGTATTGAGCTTGCACAGTTTGACCTGAGCTGTTTACATATTGGCAACCTACAAACACGCCCAAAGATGGTTGTGCTGTAACGTTATCGCCAATTGCTGATTTTTCTACTACGCCACCAACGACTAGTTTAACAATGTCACCGTTGTAGATTGCTGTTCCGTATGCAGATGTAATTGGAATCTGACGGATAGCGCCGGCATAAGGCATGCCGTCTACACGATTAATTGCTTGAAAGCCGTAGGGAGCAGAAACGGTTGGATAAGCCATTTTTAAAACTCCTTAAAATTAATAAAATTATTTACCTTTACCAAACGACGTTGTGGATTTCTTTTCTGCGAAAAGGGGCATCCTTGGGTCGTTATCTCTCATAAAACTATTGTCTACAGCTCTCGTTTGGGATTCGGTAACGTTTGCATAATGGTCATTACGCTGTTGAACGAACTCCGCCGGAGTTTTGCATAACAATAATCCGCCAATCTCAATGTTGTCTTTATAACGACTTGAGGGGTCAGCTAGCAGTTTAAATTTTGGTTGTTCTTCAATACGAACAGGCTCCCAGCCTTCTCTCATCTTTGCAGATAAATTACGGGGGTCAGCGTTGTTTAGTGTTGAAACACGAATCCAGCGATAAGCGAAACCAGCCTGTTTGTCGGGCTCAGGGAGAAGGTCTGCAGGCATCCACTGTTTAGGACGCTCGGTTATTTCACGGGTTTCTAACTCACGAGTTAATCTGTTTTCAGCCATTTCGGGCCTCCATTTTTAAAAGTTCACGGGCATATTGCTCTGGTGTAAGTCCTAGTTTGCGTGCTAGAGCTATCTGGCTTTGCTTCAAACGAATTTGTTTAGAACTCGTACTCCGCGTTGCCGGCGCTACAACCGTGCTTGGTTTAGTTTTTGTTTGAGTTTTTTGTGGCTCATCCTCTACATCAACCTTTGTTTGTGGTTCCAAAGTATCAAAATACTCTGAAAACACCTTACGCATTTCTTTGTCAATGCGTTGGAAATATTGGTCAGTACCAACAAACGTCTTGCCGTACTCATCAATCAATTCTTCATGCAGTCCTAGAGCATAAGCAGTCATTGACTTTTTGGGGCCAAACCACTGATTCTTTTCGGTCCACTGCTGGGTTTTTGTGTCCGGCGCAATGGGTTTTTCCTGCAATTGAGGTATTTGTACCTCATTTTCTTCGTCTTGTAAAGTACTTGGACGGAAATTTTTTACTTTATCTGATTTTATTGCAGCATTGTTTAGTTTAGCCTGTGCTTCAACAATGCGGTCAGAGTCTCCGGTTTCTAGTGCTTCTTTGTATCCACGCTTGGCTACTTCAAGCTCTAACTCGGTGGCGTTCTGTACGGTTTCAATGTACGTTTTCTCGCCTGAAGAGTAAGCCTGCTTTAGTTTTTTGTTCTCTTCGATTACTCGTTTTGCTAGGTCAATAGCCTCTTGGCGCTCTCTGTCTGAAGAATCAGCGCGACGACGCTCGTCATGCCAAACCTTCTTCATTTGAACCATTTTTTCTTTGGCTTCAGCGCTGTACTTATCTAGCTCATCGACATCTACTTCAAGCTTTTTGACGGCTTCGATGTCCATTGGCTTACGGCCACGGTCCTCTTCAGGCGTGTCATCGTCAATTTCAATCTCAATTCTGTCTTCTTCAGCTGAAACTGATACGTTTTTATCTTCTTCAAGCTCATGCGGAAACTTAAATTCCTGCATTCCAAATTCGTTATCTTGGGGCATTTTGTGGCTCCTTATTTACGTTTAATACCGCGCGGGTCATCTACAATACCTTCGACTGAGTCGTCGTTAATAATGCGGAACTCTTTACCATGAATGACTAGTCTTGTGCCGGCGTTAGGGCGTACAAGGACAAAGTCACCTACCTGACACCAATCCCCTGTAGGGAAACGACTTGCGTCTTTATAGCAATCAGGGCCTTTTGCAACTACAAATAGCACTGTAGTAAGAACTTCTTCGTATTGCAGGGTTTGGTCTGCTTTTAATATACCGCTGTCGTACTCTTTTTCCTGCTCTGGAATAGCGCATAGGATGCGATAACCAGACGGACGTGGTAATTGTGATGCTTTTTCGTCTGCTGTTTGTGGCAGTTCTGTACCGCTTTGTGTAGCGATAATTAGGTCACTCATCAGAGTTCTCCATAGTTGATTTGAGGTCTGTAACTACTAAACATGCGGCTTCAAGACCTCGTAGTTGTCCGCATGAGTATTTATACTCGTCAAAGGTTGTGCATCCGCCTCTTGCAATTGCGTCTTGCAAAAGATTGATACGTTCACCGTATTTTTCAAGTAATAAATTTAGGATTTGTGTATCCATCATTCACCTTTTTTGTTAGGTTTTTCCATCTGTGCTTGGTTTTTTGCTATTTCAGAACCAATCCGTAGACCTTCAAGCTGTCCTTTAGATGCAAGTTCTGCTTTATCTTTGGCAACTTTGGCGCCAACTTGCATTCCAGCAATTTCTTTCTGGGCTGCAATTCTTTCTCTCTCAATGTCTTGCTGGTCGACTTTGGCGGCAGCGTCAATTTGAAGTTTCTTCTCTTTAATCTCAACTTCCTTAGCTTTAAGCTGCAATTCTTGTTGTTGCAACTGAATAAGTGGGTCTTGCTGCTGTTGTTGAGCCTGTTGTTGCTGTACTTCAGCTTGATTCTTCTGTAATAGCTGCTGACCTGCTTGGGCAGCCCTTTGAGAAATCTGCATCTCTAGCTCACGTGGGATATCTTCCTCATCACCATCTTCACTACGAGGAATCTCAATACCCATCATTTGTTCCATCTGTTTCTTATACTCAAAGCCTAAGTGCTCGGCAATGTGCGCCTGCATAGCAGCACCAATCTGTTGCGCCATTGGTGATTGACCAACTATTTGCATAATCTTAGGGTCTTGCATAGCAGCCATGTGAACGGTGATATGCGCTTGGTGGTCTTGATAGTAGAAAGCCTTGATTGGTTTCATACTTAAAGCATTTTGGTTCTCAGTAACTGGGTCTTCAGGCTTCTTGTCGCCTTCAAGCTTAATTAGTTTCTGAGCATTCTTAATTCCCAACACATCTAGCATCTGACGATGTAGCTGTGCCAAATCATATAGTTGCGGCGCTGACTGGGCTAACTGTAGGGCTGCTTGATACTGAACAACTTTCTGTGACATTGTTGCAGCATTAGGGTCGCTAACAGGGATGACGTCCACCATGTCGTAATCAGACTGCTTGGCACGGCGAGAGCCAATCTCTGGCTCGTATGGGTAGTCGGCTGGTGTGTAATCACGAATGATTTCCTTAAGTAGCTTAAGCTCTTGCTTCATTGAATAGTGCACGCGAGCCTGAACAGCTGACATCACCTTCAATGTTCTTTCCAAGATAGCAAGCGTAGTACCAACTGGTGAGTTGGCTGACATGTCGCTAATCTTCATATCAGCAGCAGATGCGAAGCGACGACCTTCTTCTACGATAGTGCCTAAGAGAGAATAGAGGACTTGCGACGGCTCTTTATAAGGAAGAGGTAATACGTTGTCTCGCATCGTTCCGCTTGGGACGTCGACGTCACGCCATTCTCCTGGGCTAATTGGCGTGTCATCGCCCTTAATTCTAAGTCCACGAGTTTTGAATCCACCAGGTAGATTAGATAAAGTACCAGCATCAACAAGCTGACGTATGATAGAAGTGCCAGACTTAGCGAAGGCGCCAACGAGGTGAATAAGACCAAAGCAATAGAAGCCAAAGCCAGGTACATAGCCATAGTGAACAAAGTGGTTACGCTTTTGCTTCGTCTCGTCCTCAGGGCGCCAATTGCGTCGGATTGATAAGATTGTGCTCGAGCCTTTTTCGATTGTGACGATGTAGGGGAGCGCGATACCTGTCGGGTTTCCTTCGTCATCTTTGTCCTCATATCCTGGCAAGTCCAAATTAACTTGCATCTCAAGAAGTTTATATCTGTTGTCAGTAGTAGCCCGGAAGCCTAGCTTCTCAGCAATCTTCTTCTCTACTTCATCTAGTGTGTTGTCTGGCGCGCCTAGGTCAACGTCACGATAGAAGCCAGCGTACTGCAAGCGCTTTAGCTCATTCTCAGTCTTGCGCATGACGTGTGTCACGCGGTCAGCTGTTTCTAAGTTAGATGCGCCATACGGCACAACTACGTCTTCGGCCGGTACAAAAATGGAAGTCTCTCGGTTTAAACCTGGGTCAAAGTAGACCTTCTTAAACGCGTTACCTGATAGACCAAGTCCCCAACACATGCGCTCATGCTCGTTGCGATACTCAACCATCACATCTGTAATTCTGTAGTTCATGTCATCCTGAACACGCTCAGCAGCGTCTTTCTTCTCAGGAGTCTCACGTCCAACGATTTGTGTCTTAACTGGGCCGGCTGCTGGCAATGTACTCATCACAGTCTCAGCTTGGAACTTAACCAACGCTTCACTTAATAGCGGGTGGTACACGCCACAAGCACCTTCCCAAGGCTCAGAACGCTCTTCAATCTGCATACCCAATAGCTCTAAGCCATCAACGTATGTCTGCATCCAATCTTTGCGTGAACCTACGTCATCGTCGTAGTCACCAATTAAATCACCGGCTAGCTCAGCTAACGCGCCGTCGTCTAGAACATCCGCAATGTTCTCATCAAAGTCATCTTCTTCGTCGTCTTTCTCGATACGCAAAATGGGCATGCCATCGACGCCAATCTCTACAGACTCTGGGTCTTCAATAGTTATTTCTAAGTCTGGCTCGTCATTTAGAGCTTCTTCAATTCCTACAGGAGCTGCGTATAAACTTTTTTCAATCGACATGATGGTCCTTAATAGTATGCTTTCTTGCGTCGCTTCCAATCCGGAGCTTCGTCTTGCTCATCGGAGTCTAATGTGATAAAACCGCCTCTACGGAATCTTAACAGGGCCTGGGTCATACTGTCTACTAAGTCGTCGTGTTCTCCAGACGGAAAACTTGCTACTTCCTCAACAAGTTCTTCAGCCCAATTAGTCGCCGGCACCCAAACCCGTCCAGAAGCAAACATATCTGCCACTGAGTTTAGACGCGCAATCTTGTCACTTCCTTTAGAGGGTACGTACTCCTGTACCGGTATTCCTCTTGCCCTGAGCTCGAACACCAACGGCGCTCCAGACGCTTTCGCCTCGACAATGAGCGCATCAGGCTCCCACTCCTTATAGTGCTCAAAGGCGGACTGCTTGAGCTCCGGGAACTCCATCCGTTCTTTGAAACTATTAAGAAGTATGATGTGCGGGACCATGACCCCGACGTTGTTCTCCTGATAAAACACACCCCATGTCGTGCACGCACAGTAGTCGCTCCGTTCTGTCTTTAAAAACGCCGTATCCCAGCTCTGAATAGTGAACTCACACATCGGTGGGTCGTCGTGCTCCCATATTCTCCACCACTCACGCTTCACAATAGCTGAAACTTCCGAGGTGGGGTTCTGCATGTACTGCGCCATCCACTTGGAGTTAGGCAACTCATTGCGTAGGGCTACAAGCTCTTCCCGCTTCCAAAACTCAGGCCATAGAGGCACGTCATCGTCAAATAATGCTGGAAATTCAATGACTTCCCAACCTTCTCCGCTACGTTGTGCATCAGCTTTAATCACTTTACCTGTCAGGTCTTTCTTCGACCAACGGGTCATAACTATAATAATAGAGCCACCAGGCTGTAAACGCTGACGCGGGCCTGACGTATACCATTCGTAGGTCTTATCGTACACATCACTATTAGTCTCAGCTAGCGCTGCTTCCTGTTCCGAGTGAGGGTCGTCAATAATAAGTATGTCCGCACCTTTACCAGTAACTGCGCCGCCAATACCAATCGCAAAATAGTCTCCGCCTTTGTTAGTGGCCCATCGCCCAGCTGCTTTTGAGTCTGCTTGAAGACCAAGGCTGGGAAATATGCTCTTGTAGATATCAGAGTCCACCAAGTTACGTACTTTCCTACCAAATCCCACGGCCAATTCAGCAGTATGTGAGGTTTGGATAACTTTTTTCTCTGGGTATTTACCCAAAAACCAAGCGGGTAACAGATAAGAGGCAAACTCAGACTTAGTATGACGAGGAGGCATATTAATAATAAGCCGTTTACACTCTCCACGAGCCACTTTTTCAAATGCTGCAGCCATTTTTTCATGATGTTTTCCATGTATGAAGTTAGGCCATACTTTTCTCACAAAGGCCATAAAATCGTCTTGTGCGGTTTCTTTTTCTTTAGCAACCACGGTTGTATCCGTGATTTTTAAGTAGGAACGGAGCTCCGCCTCGCTTAATTTGTCGAGGTTGTTGTAAAGAAAGACTAAATCTTCCTTAGTTAGCTCTTTATTCGGTGCTATCTGCATCTTTTTTTGAAGTTGTATCCTCTACATCTGTTACATCTAGCTCTTTTACTAGGTTTTCTGAGTGGGGAACCGTGTTTTTGTCCTCCATTTGAATCAATTTCTCAATCCGTGAGCGTAAAGCGTCCTTCAATTCGTCTGAAGTTTTGTGTGTAATGGTCAATTCAGCACGTTCTGTGAACAAATCACTTGCTTTGCCGAGTAATTCTAAGGCTTTTAGTGAGTATTTAGGGTCGTCGTGGTCTGAAATCTCAAGTAATCTATTAGTTACCAGGTTGCGAACTTGTATTTTGTCCTCAATTACCTGCTTATCATAGTCACTTATATAATGTCCGAGGCGTAGGGCAACGCCTGTTTTATTTAATTCTTTGCGGATGGTCGATGCTTGTTCTTGGGTTTTCTTTTTGCCCATTTGTTCGAACAATTGCTTGGCTTTTTCGTTATCCTCTGCAGTCATATCGAACGTGGCTTCGCCGTCAAGCTCCGCCAACATCATGGCAGTATTAGCTTTGACACGAATCTCGTCGTCTATGTCATCCACCATTTGTGGGCGGGCAACGTCTGGTACAGGTTTGTCAAGGTTTGGCTCAACATTAATTGTCATACGTAGCCTTTTGCGTAGGTTACAAGCGTAACCGAAGTATATATTAAAAAAATACTATATGCCAACATGGTACCTAATAAAAAGTGACGGGGGGTGTTTCGCTGGCTGTAGTTTGCTGCGCTGCAACAGAAAAGCGAAGGGGGTGGGGGGTATTTTGAAAACGCGGTATCGCTTGTGCAAAACTGTGTATATATGTGTTGCTAGCATTGACGGGTCACATTTAGGGGGGCGGGGGTGCGTGGGGCTAACCAGTTATAAGTGTCGCTGGGGTAGCCCAGTGGGATATATTTGTCTTAGTGAAATAAATACTGGATATATCCCAGTTACCCACTATAATTAAAGCGTGGAAGAATGGTTCTTTCACATATAACCTAAAAGGGATTTAATCAAAATGAATGAAACTTTTAAACTGAATGACCAGCAAGTAGCTGGCTTTATGGCTTGTGGAGCTACATTTGCTGAAAGTGAAACTGATATCGCTGGGGCTGTTAAAGCTTTTGTTGATTTAGTTACTGTAGGCAAAAATGGTAGCTGGATTAACGGTAGCTTTGTAGAGGATTTAAACAGCAACAAAGTACATAAAGTACCTGATTTTAATTTGTGGGTAGCTGGTATGGAAGAGGTAAAGCGTGGATACGCTAAGGTTAAAGGCTTATCAGGTGTTGACAATGAAGCCGTTAAGCAAATGTGGAAGCGATTTACTCGCAACGTATCGGAGCAATTCGGTATCACTAAACCAGCTAAACCTACGGATACAGGTAAGGCAAAAGCAGAACAACGTAGCAAGGCTTTAATAGCTAAACAGGAATTAGCTAAGCGTGATATTGATGATTTACAGGCTGAGATTATTGAGCTATCCGCTAAGCCATCAAAAGAAAATGTTAAGTTGACTAGCAAATTACTTGATGCTGTTGCATACAAGCAAAAGGCGGAAAATAAGGATTTTGACGTTGAGATTAAAGCTATTAAAAAGGAAATTAAAGAAAAGGTTACAAAGTGTGATGATTTATCTTTATTGCAAGATATCGCTAACATGCTTGATTAACCTATAACTTAGAAAAGGATAGGCTGGGGGTAACACCCCAGTCTAACTGAATATGCCTAGTATGATAATTACCCCGTACCTAAAAGACTATGATTCAAAACCTGAGGTATTAACAGCGTGGAAAGCTGGTAGCGATTTTATTATCAAGAACTTTTACCATGCCTATTATGGTAAGCCAATGAGTATCAGGAATATTGATACTCTAATAGCAGAGGGTTTCACTCATGTAGAAATTAGGTACTACAAAATGACTAAATGCGTTTTTATTGATATTAGAAAGGAATTAAAATGACAGGTAATTTAACAATATTTTTTGTAATCAATGCCAATGGCAAAAGTAAAACGGTAAACCTATTAAGGGAATACCATATTAATGAAAAGGTAGCTGTTGAAACTAAAGCTAATTTCATTAAACTAAATGATAGGTTTCTTGATACGGATAGAATAGTATGTTTGTGGCAGCCTCTGGCCAGAGCAATATAACCCAGCAGCAAAATGTCTAAGCCGCCCTTCGGGGCGGTTTTTTTGTCAGCAGAAAAAATGAGGGAACTGGTTGTAAGCGACGCAATAGCCTCGGGACAAAGTGGCGTGGTGACACTATGTCTGGAACTTATCCTTGACTTTTCCCACTTTATAGACTATAATGTATGTATGAGATTGAGAATGGTTTGCCCAATTTCACGGACAGAGTGTCATGTTGACAAAATGTCCAACTTAGCAAACTTCGGAGATTGTATGAAAAATTCTAAACCCGTAGTACAAACAGGCGAAATGGTTGAGATGTTTAACGACCAAGAAATCGCTACCCTTAACGCATCTGCTACTGCATACGCAGACGCAGACGACGACCAAAACGAAGCGGTCAAAGAAATCGCCAAGGTACTTGGTGCAAAGCCAACTTGGTCACGTTACGAAGCTGGTCGTATCCGCATCTTCGCAGTACTCAAAGAAATCGGCAAAGGTGACGAGGCTATCAAATCGGTTTGGCGTCGTATGCGTGCCAACTTGGGTATCACGATACCAAGCTCGGACAATCCTGAATCGCAGAAAAAAGCGGAACAGCGTGCCAAGGCGAAAGTTGAAGCTCGTAAGGTGTACGACGGAAAGTCAGATTCGGTTTTGCAAACTGAAATCAAAACTTTGCTTGCGAACCCAACTTTGGCGAACATTGCCAACGCAGGGAAAATCACGAAAGAGCTTGAGGTTCGCTTTGACGATGCGAACAAAGCTCACGAAGATGATATGAAGCAGTTGCGTGATAACTTGCGTGATTGGATTAAGACTGCGACCTATAAGCAGTTGCAAGATGCTTGGCATCATGTTGCGTAAGCATTGCTTGCGTAGGGAAAGCCCACTTCGGTGGGCTTTTTTATTACATTGGACAAAGTGTCACGATGACACTCTGTCCTTTTTGTTATGCTCTGGTACAGAGCATAATCTAGTTTGTTTTATTTGTCAAGGGGGAACTGGTGGTAAGCGACGCAATAGCCCATGCAATGTTCCGTAAGTTCCGTGTAATGTTCCAGCTAAGTCGTTGATTATTAAGTAATGTTCTAATGTTCCTAATGTTCCGAGCTTTTTAGTAACTTTGGAAACGGAGAAAGCAAGACCCCCTTCAGATAGTGCAAGTCCTACGCAACAACTAATTTTAGTAATGGAGCCCGTCTACTATACTTATTAGAACATTAGAACATTATATATATATAGCTATAAATCTATTTTGTTCCGCTTATAAATCAACAACTTAGCAATGTTCCGCACTCTCAGAACATTCTAGAACATTACGGAACATTCGGAACAGTCCTTATAAATCAACAACTTAGCCTAGACAAGCACTTGACATTGTAAGCTATCTGTGGTAAACTAGAGGGGTGAGTGGGAAATTTTTTTTATTAACTTACGACAGAGTGTCACCTTTGACACTTTGTCCTACCAAGGAGATTGTGATGGCTATGTGTTGGTGTTGCGGTGAAAGCTTCCCCGATGAACGCAAGGTGCTAGGTTACAGCGTGTGCTTAGTGTGTGGCGATGAATTTGCCCATGCTCGCAAGTTCACAGTAGCATGCAGTAACAAACAAGGGTATGAGCTAATCACAGACATATCCTTCCTTAAACAACTTAACCCAAAGAGGACAACATGACAACAATCAGGCAAATCATTAACGAGATGGATACGACATGGTCAATCCACGATGAAGCATCGCACCGAGGCTTTAATTACGCAGAACATTGGATAGAAGAAACAAAGACCTTATTGCGTGACGAGGGCATGACCTTGCACTCTGTAATGAAAACTGCATATATAGAAGGCTTTTTGCATGGCTTTGAGCACAAGTTTGATAGCACTAACTACGAGGAGAAATGATGGCAACACACTATAAGGGCGAACGGATTGATGAACTGTTGGGAGAAATCTCAACCTTGCAAGAAGTCCTAGACCAAAACCGAGAGGCAGGTAACATTCTGCCTTTCACGGAAATTCATGTGGCACAAGCCTACGCTACGCTTGCGTTGCGGAAAGCACAACTAACTTCGCTAAGGGGTGGTGATGCCTAAAGCTATACCTAAACCTATTATTAACCCAAACAACTTAGGTCAAGAGAGGTCAATAAATGAGCTACTAGGTCAACCTATTCTCAAGGATAGTTTGGACAGTAGCGTTCTGGCATTGACCGCAGTAATTAACGACCTTGATATGGCAACCAAAAAGGGTGTGACTGCTGACCATCGCAGACTACTTATTTGGAAGGCAAGAAACCAAACCGAAGTGATTATCAAACTATTGGACATAGTGTCAAAATGCCACTCTGTCTCACAGGAGAAACCATGAGAACCATAGTTAAAGAACGACACCGCAAGAAAGAACCAAGACCGCAAGACCGTATGCTTGCAGACTTTTTGCGTGCACCAACGGCTGAACAGAAACGCAAAGTCATTGAGCAGTTTGCACCGTTTTACTTTGCACTAACCCCACGACAGGAGGAACAAAATGAAACTGTTTGAAGATAAAGCGGACTACGAGGACTTCGTAGATTTCGCAGTAGGAACAGCTTGGGTATTACTACTCACACTCATAGCATCAGGTATTGCTTTGATGGTGATGGTAGCACTAGGTTGGGTATTATAAGTTGTTGTTTAACATAGACAAAGTGTCAATGGTGACACTAAGTCTTAACCAAGGAGAAGTAAATGGACTTACCAATTGAAGTAATCAACGCAGTAAAACCAAAACCAAAGGCACGCAAGCCGTATGCACGTAAGCTAACTAAGCGTATCTTGCAAGCTATCGGTAGTGGGCTACGCACTTCAGCATCTATTGCTAAGGCATTGGATGTTGATAAAGCTAGGATTCAGTCTAACTTGCATCACATCAAGAACCGTGGGCTTGTCCATGCAACCAAGCAAGAAGGCAAGGTCGAGCTCAAGTATCACTTGGCAACGGAGACGGCAAAGCCGAAGGCACGCAAGCCATATGCCAAGCGTGTGGCAAAAGTGGCAAAAGTGGCAAAAGTGGCAACGGTGGAAGTAAAACCAACTCTAATGCTAGGCAATTACGCCCGAGAACTAGAAGTTAAGGTAGACCACATCACGAGCAAGCTCGTTTACTTGGAACAATCCTTGATAGATAAGGAGAAGGAAGTGTGGACTCTTGAGTGCGAAGTCTTTGATAAGAAAGCAATTATTAAATACTTGGAAGAGAAACTCTTTGCCCTTGGGGTGCGTGTATGAGCCTAACCTCAATGCCTAACCACGCAGGCTTGCCTGTGTTGAAGGACTACTACCAAGCCAAGCAACACTTTGAAAATGTGAAGTCTATTCGTGGTAGGAAAGAAGACATCAAGCCACTTGGTCGTGAACGCAGGTATGACCAATACCTCATTCAGCAAACCATGCGAGCCGACCAATCGCAGGGTGTCACGCATATAGATTATGTGTGTGCCTTGTATAACTCGCCTGTCGTGACCTTCATGCAAGATGGGCGAGTCACGCTAAATAGTAGTTGGAATAGTGTGCCTACTCGCTGCGTTATGCAGTATGTATTACGTGAGCATGGTGTGGTGGATAGCCAAAGCGGTAAGTGGTACTTCATCAACAAGCGGAAAGAGGCTTTCTTAATTGGCAAAGAGATAACTCTGAAGTTTGATGCCGAGGGTATCTTGACAGGCGATATGCAACAGGAACATAAGCACTTGCTTAAACGCAAAGTGATGAACGACCTGCGGAATAAGTACAAGTTCTTTACGGACTATGCCTATACCATGCTATCGCTTGACCCAAGCACGCTACGCTTGGAAGTTGCCGAGGCTAGTCATGGACTAAACTTTAAAACACAACCAACATTTATCGGGCATAGACAGGGGTATTGGGTGCAACAAATGAAAGACCACACCCCACCCAATAACAGGGCAAAGCTTTTCCAAGCATTGGATAGACCTAACGCTTCGGCCGATGCGTTGTTGCTTTACGAGCTTGCAACTTGTATTGCGTATGTCGTGGGTAGGTATGACTACACAATATGTAAGTCTGTGTGTGAGCCTAAGGCTTTCATTGAATCATTTAATGAGATTCTTAAGTATCACTTTGCAGATGCAGTATTTGAGAAGGTAGAGCAACCGCTTGGCTCATTGTTTATTGACAAGAACGCTAAGTACATTCCATACAAGAAGTAAGACAGAGTGTCATGGTGACACTATGTCCATTTAACCAAACCGAAAGGAACTAAAAATGTCAGAAGTATTTATGCACCGCACCGTAACCCTCAAAGAAGCAGAGGACTTAATCGTATCAATGGGTTCTGATGCAACGGCTCACCTTGTAGGAGAACCGGGGGTTGGTAAGACCTCTATGTTCAACAATATTGTTAAGAGAACTGGCTATAAAGGGATTTACATTGACGCACCGAACATCGAGTTGGGCGAGTTGGGTGTTCCGATTCCCAATCACGAAACCAAAACGACACGCATCTATCCAAACGAGCAATGGGGTTTTCATCTTGACGAGCCATTGGTTATCTTTGTTGACGAGTTCACCAAGGCACACCAAGCAGTTAAGAATATGTTGCATCCGATGCTCAATGAACCAAGGCAAATCATGGGTATCCCATTGCACAAGGATACGATAGTCGTAACGGCAGGCAATTACTCAGGCGATGGTGTTGGCGACCACATGATGAGTCACTCTCGCAATCGTATTACTGTGCTGACAGTCAAGAAACCACACGCAGGCTTTAACATTGATGGTTCTATTGACGATGATTCATGGGGTAAGTGGGCTATCTCAAGTGACATTGCACCTGAGATTCTTGCGTGGGTGAAGGAGAATCCGCACACTCTCGCATCCTATACTGACGCATCACAGGCAGGCAACAAGTATATCTTCAACCCAAAGGAATCGCAGAAGTCTTTTGTCAGTCCTCGTTCCCTTGCTAGAGCAAGTAATATTCTTAAGAAACGCCATATGGTCACAGTCAACGCAACGATTACCGCACTACAGGGTACGATTGGAGCACCTGCTGCGAATGACTTGATGTCATATGTGGAAGTAGCCGATTCACTACCAACATGGGAAAGTATTATCAAAGACCCGAAAACTGCACAAGTGCCAACATCACCTGCCGCTTTATGTCTATTGGCTTTCTCAGCAGTTCAGCGTGTGGACAGAGAAACTATTAGTAAGTTCTTTGAGTACCTACAACGCACACCGAAAGAGTTGCAGTCTGTGTTCTGTATTACAGGTATGAAGAACGACGATAAGAAGAAGCTATTCCTTACTAGCCAATCATTCGTTGAGTGGATGCGTACCAATCAGTATTTATTCTAAGACGGGGTGTCATGTTGACACTTTGTCCAACCAAGGAGAAGTAAATGGAAGAAAAAGAAATGAAAGCTAGGAAGGAACAGTTAATCCAAATGCGAGATGCATTGGGTTCTTACTTCGAGAAGGAAGATATGGAAGTGGGCATGGTAATGTCCGTGCTACTTACCATGCTAGTTGAAACAATGATAGAGCACGCAAAAATGGAACCTCATACTGCCATGCTTGTTATGACTAAGGCTGTTGCTCATGCATACGAGGGACTTAACGATGATGAAGAAGATGATAACGATGACACTAAAGGAGAAACACAATGGCTAAACTAACTGCCGAGCAACGCATCGAGAAGGCTCATGTCCGCTTGATGCGACACCCAAACTATTGCTTGTTCTCAGGCTTATTCATGGTGGGTAAAGTAACAGTCGATGATGCAGTCGAGACTGCTAAGACCAACGGTGTAGATGTAATCTATGGTAGAGAATTCGTTGACCGACTTAACGACAAGGAACTTGCTTTCCTTATCTTGCATGAGAATATGCACAAGGCTTATCGCCACTTGATTGTGTGGGAATCTCTGTATCGCAAGAATCCACAGCTTGCTAACATGGCGTGTGACTATGTAATCAATCTGCAAATCCGTGATTACGACCCACAATGCAATGAAACCGAGATGCCCAAAGATGCAGATGGTGAAGTCATGGGCTTGATTGACGAACAGTATCGTGGCATGGATGCATACCAAGTCTATATATTGCTAGAGAAGGAGGAAAAGCAAGGCGGTAGCGGTGGTAGCGGTGATGGTAGCGGTCAGCCACAAGGCAATGGGAATGGTAAGCCACAACTTGACGACCACGATTGGGAAGGTGCAAAGCAACAGACCGCCCAAGAGAAGGAACAAACAACTCGTGAAATTGAAGGTGCGTTGCGACAAGGTGCGTTACTTGCAGGCAAGATGAAAGGTAATCTCAGCCGAGAGATGCAAGACTTACTCACACCCAAGGTGAATTGGCGAGATGCATTGCGTGACTTCGTCAAGTCCTCAACTCAAGGCAAAGACCAAACCACATGGCGAAGATTGCATAAGCGTTACATTGGTATGGATATTATTATGCCGAGCACCTATGACGAGAAGGTGGGTAGCATCATGGTAGCCGTAGACACATCAGGTTCTATCGGTGGTGCAGAGCTTGCTCAGTTCTTGAGTGAGGTCAAGTCTATCTGTGAAGAAGTAAGTCCTGAGAAGATTGACTTAATCTATTGGGATACTGAAGTTGCAGGTCATGAAACCTATCAAAGCAACGAGCTATCAAACATTACGCAAGTAACAGAAGCTAAGGGTGGTGGCGGTACAGACCCATCATGCGTGCCTAAGTATGTAACTAAAAACAGACTTGAGCCTGAGTGCGTAATCATGCTAACCGACGGCTACATTGGGAGACAGAATGAAAACGATTATCAGATTGGTAAGCCGTTTATGTGGTGCATCAAAGGTAATCCAAACTTCAACGAAGATGTCGTTGGAAAGGTTGTCCATGTCGAATGACGATACCCCATTTATTATTAGCGTAGCTAATGTCGTGCTAGACAAAGACGAACTAGCCGAGCTCATGTCTTTCTTGCGTAGTAAGAAGTTCTTGTATCGTGAATACAAAGGCGCAAACAAGGGCTTTGATGGTGGCGAGTATGACTTCTCGTTTGTCAGATGTGATGAGAAATCAAGGGTAGAGATTTCGCCTGTCAATGAAGCATTGTGGTTGTACTTAAATACTTTTGGAAAGGAAACTAAATGACTACCGTACCTAAAGGTCGTGCTAAAGATGGCAAGGTCAATGTCAGTCTTAATCCTGAGACTGTGGAGATGCTTGCCGTTATCAAAGATAAGATGGCTGAGGATATGGGGTTCAAGCTAACCTATTCTCAAGCAATCCAACATTTAATTAAGTATTACGAAAACGACAGAGTGTCAAACTGACACTCTGTCTTAACCAAGGAGAAGTAAATGAACACGAATAACAGTATAAGTATTGCATCATCAGCGATGCTAGTTGAACTAAGCATCAGCGGTTGGACTGCACGCAAGTTGGATAAGAAAGTATCTGCCGAGATTGATGTGGCTAAAGGCACGCAGACTCAAGCAGGTAATTACAACAAGAACCTACTAGCAGGCACAGGGTTCTTGGATACTATCACTAAGTATGCCTCTAGTTCTAGAGCATGGCATATTTCTCAGACCTTACCTTGGTCAGATAGTGGTGTGCGTTTGTTACCTGTGTCTAACTTCATCGCTTACAAGGAACAACTAAATAAGCTAGAAGAAAACTACACCGCCCTAGTCCACAAGTTTGTAGATGCGTACCCTAACTTAGTGACAGCGGCTGCGTTTCAATTGGGCAATCTATTCGACAGAACAGAATACCCCGATGCGGATAAGATATTCCACAAGTTCAAGTTCAGTTGTAACTTCTTTCCTGTCCCGCAGGCAGGTGACTTCCGAGTAGACATAGGCGAGGAAGCCAAGCAAGAACTAGCTAACTCATGCCAACACGCATACGAGGAAAGACTTAACAACGCTATGGGTGAGGTATGGCAACGATTGCATAAGTGTCTATCCAATGTTAGCGAAAGGCTTACGCTCAATAGTGACGGGGAAGAAAAGTTATTCCGAGATAGCTTGGTTGGTAATGCTCACGAACTAATCGAACTGCTGACACACCTTAACATCACGAAAGACCCCAAGCTTGAGCAAGCTCGCATAGAGTTGAACGAGGCTATCGGGCATCATGATGCCGATTCCCTACGCAGAAGTGTGGTTGCCAAAGAAGCAGTCAAGAGCAAAGTTGATTCAATCTTATCTAAATTTGAATTTTGAAAGAAACAAACATGGTCAATGTAAATAAACTAGAACTATCCGACAACAAGCGACACTTACCCTACGGTGATAACCTAGAAGAGTTTCTTAACCTTGTCGCCCTAGCCAAACCATTATGCACATTTGCGGTTGATAACCAATGCGTGCGTAGTGAGTGGGTTCGCAACACCGATAACGGCTCTGAGTATATGGAAGTCCTTAACACTATCAAGGTATACGAAGATGGTGAAGCCATCGGTTCTATCTCAGTAGGTAGGCGATACCGAAGTGGTGGGCGAGAAGGTGTGTATGGTGTTGAGTCTTTCCGTATCCACAGGGAACGAGGTGATAGGAACACGACCTATGTCAAGGACATCAAGGTTGCCATGCGTAATGTCAAGAAGTTCTTTACAGGTAGGCAGGATAACGAAGTTAAAGAATTGATTACGCACAATGTAAAAAAAGGCATGGAAGCAGTAACTCATAGTGCAATTCAAAGTATTAGTTGGTCAATAGATTCAAGAGAGATTGCATTTAACTATGTCATGCAAGCCTATCACGCACACAAACGAGATGATACCGCTGTGGCTATGCCTGTCAGAATACCTACAGTCGTAGACCAAGAAAAACTGTTTAGTAAATGCGAGGAAGTGATACAAGCCACGACGCTTGACGACCACTACAAAGGTAACAACGGATATGGTGTTCAAATGCGGGTAGACAACAGTGTCGTAACCTATTCTTACGCATCAGATAAGATTACAAAGTACCGTAGCTTTGATGATGTACCGACCAACATTCAAGAAAAACTTGCCATGTTCAAAGTCTTGGAGAAAGGCGAAGCTTATGCCGACTTTGGTGTTAAGTTTGATGATGGGTTCTTCTACATACCGTAAATAAACTTGAATAAAAATAGCAGTAGCACTATACTGATAGTGAACTCTACCTCCTTGGTTAAGTTCCTTTCAAGGTTGCTCTTGGTTTTGCCTAGTAGATGTATTACCAAGAGATGGCTAACGCCAGCAATCTCCCTTACCGTAAGTAGGATGCGGAATCTACTTTTGCCTACATAGCTTTAGCTAACATTGCATTACCTCCGACCCCCTAGTCCTGCAAGATTAGGGGGTTTTCTTTTGGACAAAGTGTCAAGTTGACACTGTGTCCTATTAGGGTATGCACCTATAAAATAATTTAAAGTTTCGCTTGATTTCCTAAAACATGGGAACTATACTGTGTATAGAATCACTACACAAAAGCCGAAACCATGACAACTCCTGAGACAAAGGTTAAACAAGCCGTCGTCAAAATACTTGACAAGCACGGTGCCTACCACTTCTTTCCAGCCACCCACGGCTATGGTCGTAGCGGTGTGCCTGATATTGTAGCGTGCCACAATGGTAGGTTCATCGGCATCGAATGTAAGGCGGGCAAAGGTGTTCCTACTGCACTACAAGAACGAGAGCTACGCTTAATACAACAAGCTGGCGGTATCTCTATGATTATTCGTGAGGATACCACTAACCTACTTGACCACATTTTGTCCACCCCCACCAGTTCCCAAGAAAGGACAAATGTATGAATGATGGCGTAAAACTTTTGCTTGACCGCATGGAAACCAATCCCGAAGAGTTTACAACCAAAGATTTCTCAGGGCACACTCGTTGGTCGCATCTTACAAACTACTACGACGGTGTGCTAACCGACGAAGAAAGAAACTCACTTAAAACTAAACAGACAGAACTCCTACGCAAAGAACTTACGCAAGCAGTTATGCAGGAGCTACTAAAGAAATGAACATCTTAACCATAGACTTCGAGACTTTTTATTCGCAGACTTACTCGTTGTCCAAGCTGACGACTGAAGAGTACATTCGTGGCGATGATTTTGAGGTCATTGGTGTATCTGTCCAAGTGGATGATGGCAAACCACAATGGTTTAGTGGGACACATTCCGAGATAAAAGACTGGCTCAACCAATTTAACTGGAGCGACGCCCTTGCTCTAGCCCACAATGCCATGTTTGATTCCGCAATTCTTTCTTGGATATTCGACATCAGACCAAAAGCGTGGTTAGATACACTGGCTATGGCTCGTGCAACCGATGGCTTAGAAGCAGGTAATAGCCTAGCAAAACTAGGTGAGAGATACAACGTCGGCACGAAAGGCACTGAAGTGTTAAACGCACTTGGTAAACGACGCCATGACTTTAGCCTCATCGACCTAGCAAAATATGGCTCATACTGCAATAACGATGTAAGCATGACTTACTTGTTGTTTCAAATCTTGGTTAAACGGTTTTCAATGTCTGAGCTTAAGTTAATTGACCTAACACTATCTATGTTCTACAACCCTGTGTTGCGTTTAGATACACCATTGCTTGAACAACACTTGATGCAAGTTAAGTCTCGCAAAGAGAAACTACTTGAGGCTTGCATATCAGATAAAGATACTTTGATGTCTAACCCCAAATTAGCCGAGTTGCTAGTCAGTTTGGGTATTGAGCCACCGATGAAGATAAGTCCTGCTAACGGAAAGGAAACATATGCCTTTGCAAAGAACGATGAAGGGTTTAAAGCCCTTGCAGAAAATCCTGATGAAAGAGTCCAAGCCATTGTCGCTGCTCGCTTGGGCACGAAGTCTACCCTTGAAGAGACAAGAACAGAACGTTTTATTGGTATATCTCTCAGGGGCAAGATGCCCGTACCGCTTAGATACTATGCGGCACATACAGGACGATGGGGAGGAGACGACAAACTTAATCTCCAAAACCTACCGAGAAAATCGTTGCTCAAGAAAGCGATTGTTGCACCCAAAGGCTACGTGCTAGTCGATGCCGACTCATCACAGATTGAAGCTCGTACGGTTGCATGGCTATCAGGACAGAATGACCTTGTGAAAGCATTTGATGACAAACAAGACGTATACAAAATCATGGCATCTTCTATATACGGCAAGAGAGAAGATGAAATCACGGCGGATGAAAGGTTCGTGGGTAAGACGACAATCCTTGGAGCAGGTTACGGTATGGGTGCTATTAAGTTCTCGCTACAGCTCAAAACTTTTGGAGTGGAAATTGATGATGCGGAGGCGGCTAGGATTATTAGTGTCTACCGTGAAACATACGGATGGATTCCTAACTTGTGGAAAGAAGCTAATCGTTCCCTTGAAGCCCTTTGTAACAAGCAAACTGCGAAAGTTGGGTGCCAGTCGCAAGCACTTTCACTTACGGATAGCGGTTTTTTATTGCCCAGTGGACTACATCTCAACTACCCCGACTTAAGAAAAGATAGCGACGACCAGTGGAGTTACTCAAATCGACGTGGTCGCATTAAGATTTACGGTGGTAAGGTTGTAGAGAATGTATGCCAAGCATTAGCTCGTTGCGTTATTGGTGAGCAGATGCTTCGTATATCAAAAAGATACAAGGTTGCGTTAACCGTACACGATGCGGTGATGGCGGTTGTTAAGGAAGAAGAACGTGATGATGCCATAAGATACGTAGCCGAATGCATGAGTTGGAGACCTAAGTGGGCGCAGACACTACCGCTTGCTTGTGAGATTGGCGCAGGCCAAAACTATTCGGATTGTAGTGATAAGAAATCAATTGAAAAATGGGGGTTGGTATGACTGCAATTATTGAATGGCTTGGTAGTGGATTAATTAAAATTCTTGATATGTTCAAGAACCCTGAGTTGATTAAACCTGAACCACAAATAATAGAAGTAGAAGAAACTCTTGACAAACGGTTAACAATTGATGGTGTAGAAAAGGGCGAGTTCCCAAAGACACTTAGTCAGTTACTTGATAACTTGGACGCTACGTTTGATGCATACAAAACGCCTAGTTTTAATAGTTGGATTACTACCGATGAACGGATTGGGTTGAAGAAGTTAGGTGCACACGTACCAAACCCTTGGTTGTTTAATACTTACAAGCATGGTGATTTAAAAGTATCAAGCACTGAAAAGATGCCTAGCTTAATGATGATTTCTTTGGATGCTAGAGAGTCACATGGCACTAAGAGTATCTCACCCAGCTTCATGTATGCAGTTAAACAAAAGACGCACCCTTGGTTTGTGCAGAAAAAGAAGGGCACTGTGTATAAAGTAGGCGCAGCTTATTTTTTAAACAAGCTGTATTGGGCGTGTGCTTGGCTTGTTGTAAAAGAAGACGGCACAGTTGAGTTATGCAAGGAACACAGAGCCGACCCAATTGTAATAAAGAAAGGTAGACATAAAGGTTACTCATATAACAAAAAAGTTTATGACATGCCCGACATATGTCATGATTGGGACGACGGCGAACACGTCCTAAAAGAAATATTTTTAAACCTGTTTGAGTGGTGGATTAAACGTGATGAGCGTTGGAACGTAACAGTTAAGAAGAACGGCGACAGAGTTACTTTTTGTGTAAACAAAGAGCTTACTAAGAAATACTTTGCCGACAGAGATAAGTCAGTAAAGACAAGCACAGGACAAACTAAACGCATCATTCACTTTGTGAAAGAGCACGAACGAAACTACGGAGACAAAATACGCACGGTGAAAGAACACATCAGAGGTTTAAATAAATTTAGTTGGAAAGGTTATCAGTGTATTGTGTCAGCACCTGAATTTGGGATGCATTTATCATCTGTAATGTTTGATTTAACCCCTGACGTGGAGCTTAATGATGGGGAAATAAGAGAAGGTTACGTATCAATAAGTAAAGTTGGGTTGATGCTTGCCCAAGATGAAGAGCGAAGAGCAGAAAGATAACAATGGAAAAAGTAGATTACAGCCCTTCCTACCTAGAAGCAAAGAAGTGTTTAGAGCTAGCGCATGATGCGTTAACAGTGGGTAAGTTTCAAATTGCCTATGACCATTGCTTAAATGCACAGGTTGAGATGCGGTTGATGAGCACAGCGGTTAAATCTTGGATGCCTAGGAAGGATGATTGATGAGCAATTTAAAATGGTCTTACTCTTCGTTGGGTTTATTCCAACAATGCCCACGTAAGTATTATCACTTGCGTGTGGTCAAGGACATCAAAGAACCTGAGACAACGGCGATTCTATACGGCAAAGAAGTGCACCTTGCTTTAGAAGAATACATCCGTGACGGTAAACCCATACCTGCTCAGTTCAAAGAGTTCACTGATATAGCAGATATGTTAAAGGCAATGCCAGGGGATAAGTTATGCGAATACAAGATGGGACTAACAAAAGATATACAAGCGTGTGGTTTTTTCGACGAGAACGTATGGTTCAGAGGAGTCGCCGACTTGCTCATCATCAACGGGGATACAGCACGGGTTATTGACTACAAGACTGGTAAGTCATCTGAGTTTGCCGACAAGAAACAACTTGAGTTAATGGCGTTGGCGTTGTTCAAACACTTCCCAAAGGTACGCACAGTTAAAGCAGGGCTTATCTTTTTGGTTGCCAACGACTTCATAAAAGCCAACTTTGAGAAGAAAGACGCACCGATTACATGGCTTAAATGGATTCAAGAAACAGACCGACTAGAAGAAGCACACGAAGTTAATGTTTGGAACCCTAAACCAAACTTTACCTGCCGTAAGTATTGTTTGGTAAAAGATTGTGAACATAACGGAAAAGGACATTACAGATGACATGGGATTTGAAATGTAACGTATCCACAATAATTGTGGATGTTGAAGGGTTCATCGGGTACTTACATACACCCGAACTTAATTACCCTGACATGTCTGCAACTATAAAAATGTTTAGTTCAATAGACCCTGAGATACAAAAGATTATGTGTGTCGTAGGTGGTGAACCTGATGTTCAATATATTAGACACAAAGATGGGTGGGTAGCAGTATGAATGAAGAAGAGTTGAGAGATTGCTTTGCTATGTTTGCAATGATGGGTATCGTAATGAAGCATGGCACAGAGCGGGAGTTACTAGAAGACGATGCTTATCTAATGGCTGACCGAATGTTACAAGCACGTAAACCAAAAGACGAAGCGGGTATTGCCTCAGTTAAACGAACAAGGAAAACAAAATGAACGAAGAAATTAAAGACGACAAGGCTTGGATTGCTAAGCTAAGAAACTTTTTGATTGTGCTAATGGTTGGATTTGCCATCGGCAGCATAACAACTAACGCTACCTTCACTTACCACTTGCAACAGGACTGTGATACGTTGAAGCAGTTCCGTATTGGGAAGTTAGCTTATACCTGCATGGTGAGATGATGACATTTTTAGTAGCCAACATTCCACCAGTTAAATGCTTTGTGCGTAAGGAATTTTTATACAACCACGAATCAGGTCATGGTGAATTAGAGCCGTGCGTGTGGATGACCGCCAAGGCAATCAAGGGACAAGCGTTTCGTATCGAATCAATGCTAACTAACTACGGGGCACTGTACGATAAGTTACCTATCAGTGCTTACGTATGGAAAGAAGTAACTGACCCGCTACCACTAGATTTTTTACAGATATGGGATTGCCTGTCTTACGACATGGCTGTGATTGAGAAGTCTAACTTGCGTGGGCTTAAGGTTAAATACTTTGGCAAGGATAAACAGTTTCATTTTGGTAACTACTTGTTCACGATTGACTTCGCCAGTCCTGATACTAATCGTTTAGATACTAGCTTTAGTGAAGGGGTCGAGGAGCATAAGTCGTACAACTTTATCAAGCTAGATAACGGTCAATTTGCCTGCCAACCAAACAACAGATGCCTATGGTATGACGTATCCTTGGTGCCTGCCGTACTCAAGACACCTGACTTTAAGATACCAACCAAAGTGTATAGCGTAGAGAACCACGCCAAATGGACTGCAAAAGATGAGTGGTTTTATAACTTTGAAGAGTTAAACAAATGAAACTTAAGAAACCAAACGCTGTCCAATTACTTGATTACGACGGCATGAATCAACAAGAAGTTGCAGATGCGCTAGGTATTAGTAGAGCCTCAGTGCAACACATTGAACGTCGTGCTTATAAAAAGTTTAAGCGTGAGTTAGCTAAAAGAATAAAGCACATTACCGATTTATTATGACACCGCAAGAACAACAGAGAGAAGAACGTGAACAACGAAAACGAAAAAACAAAGAACAAAACGATTAGCCGAGAGCAGATTATTTTATGGTCATACGAAGCGGGGTTCCCGACAAACTATGCACGTAACGAGATAGCACGCTTTGAAACATTTGCACGCCTTGTGCAGAAACACTTAGAAAGGGATTACAAATGAGCATTGAAACAGTAAACATCAACAAAGAAAAACCAAGCCTGATGATTGCAACACCTATGTATGGTGGTATGTGTACAGGTAACTTTATGGTTGGTGTATTACAGACTATAAACAAGATGCAGTCTATCGGGGTGCAAGTCTACTTCGTACAGATGGGCAACGAGTCTTTAATTACCCGTGCTCGTAACGAACTAACACGTATCTTCTTAGAGAAAAACTTTGATTACTTGATGTTTATTGATGCTGACATTGGCTTTGATGGGCAAGCAGTTGCTCAGTTGATGGCGGCGGATAAAGATATTGCTTGTGGTATTTACCCCAAAAAAGAAGTTGATTGGGTTGCAGTTGAGAAGGCTGTGGCATTAGGCAAAACTACAGGATTAAAAGATTACTCAGGCGCTTTTGTGTTGAACTTCGCACATGAGCTAGGTCAAGAGCTACATACAGACCCGTCAGGTTGTATTGAGGTACGTCACGGTGGTACAGGCTTCATGCTAATTAAGCGTAAAGTGTTTGATGATTTAGCCGACAAGGTTCCTACATACAGACCAAGCACAGTTAAAGATGCTAGCGGTAACTACCTCAAGCCCGAAGTAAAAGAATACTTTGCTACAAGTATTGACGAAAGCGGTTGCTTGTTATCTGAAGACTACCATTTCTGTGAGTTGTTCCGTAAGAACGGCGGTAAGATATACGCCAACCCATTCATTAAATTAGACCACGTAGGTACGTATGTGTATGGTGGTGACATCATCAAAGCGGGTGGTAATCTTAAATGATTAAAGTTTATGATGGCTTAGTAAGTCCTGATTACATTGAGCGTATTAACTCGTTTATCCAAGGTTCTTATTTTAAAATTGGTAATCAAGATGGCGATATGTTAGGTACGGCGACACATCAATATGTATATTCTGAGTATTCAGAAAACGACCTAAAGCTTAGCGGGTTTGTTGATGCCATACAAGGGACTGAAGTTGGTGACTTATATAACCGTAGCAAATGGGTTAGGACTGTAGCCAATTTATCAACACCATCAGATTCTAATTTTTTACACACGCATTTTGGGTGCAAAGTAATTTTGTATTACGTTAATAATCTTTGGGAAACAAATTGGGGTGGTGAAACAGTTTTTTACAACAATGCAAAGACTGAAGTAATAAAGTCTGTAAATTTAGTTCCGGGGAGAATAGCTGTGTTTGACGGCAACATACTGCACTCCATTCGCCCACAACAATCCATAGCACCGCATTATCGGTTCACTATGGGTATATCTGTCAAGGAATAAATATGTTTTGGAATAAACCAAAAATAACTTTTGATTGCCTAGTTCCAGGGGTTGAGCGCATCATGCCTATGATTCCCGCAAAAGAATTAAAGCACCCTTGGGTACATAGAGCACAACAAGAACTTTCTGCGATGCGTAAAAGCTCTGCATGGGGTAAAGAAAAATTAGTACACACTGCTAAATGCCCCGGAATTTTTAATTTACAAAGGCACGGTTGGGTAATGCGCACTTGGCAAGACATCACTATTGAAACATACGGCGATGGAAAAACGTTTAACTGGACTACGCCTATTGACCAAAAAAAATTGAGCTCAATTGCTAATGACTACATAGGCTCACATCCCGAAATACAACTAGCTAACTTCATGGAGCATTGGAGACCCGATACGTTACGTACGTTGATAAAAGTACAATCACCTTGGCGTTGCACAGTGCCTAAAGGCTATCACTTATTGGAAATGCCGATTCCATACCTAGATGAAGATAGGTTTACTACGGTTCAAGGGTTCTTTAGCAGAGAGCAAGGGATAGCGCAGATGAATCCACAGCTTTTGTGGCATGTACCTATTGGTAAAACTTTGATTAAAGCAGGGACGCCCATAGCTCAATACATACTTGTGCCTAAAGATAATTTTGATATGAGCATGAAGGTTGAAGGCACAACTAATGAGCACGAGTTCTTTGAATTAGCAAACAGCTTTAGGTTCGTAAAAAGTTATGGCGAAGTTAAACGGTTATTTGGAGAAACAAAATGAGCCTACCTGAAATACATTTAGCAACAGACGGAGACCTGAACTATGCTCTATTTAAGCATAACGATATTGTTAGCAATGGCGTGCGTAATGGTGGTTACGAAAAAGAACTTCAAGAATTATCAACGAAACTTTTGGCTGGGTACACTGATGGTATCGTTCTTGATATCGGTGCTAATTTGGGGAGTTATGTTGTACCACTCGCAAAGCAACACCCTCAACTACAATTTGAGGTCTTTGAACCACAGCGTATTGTTTACTACCAACTATGTGCCAACATATTCTTAAACCGATTAAGTAATGTGTACGCACATAACGTAGGACTGAGTAACGAACAGCGCATAACCAACTACGTGTTGCCAAACTATGCGGAAGAAACAAACATCGGTGCGTTCAGTATTGATTTCGATACTCGCCTTAAGGACTATGAGGTTAAGTCTGAAGGTGTTACTGAGCGCATGATTATTATTCCGCTTGACTCAATGCAGTATGAGAAGGTTCGGCTAATTAAGATTGACGTAGAGGGGCATGAGCTACAGGTACTTCAGGGTGCAGAACACACTCTCCGTGAGAACAACTACCCACCGATTATCTTTGAGGCATGGACTTGGAAGTTCCCTGAGAAGCGTCAAGCAGTATTGGCTCACTTAGAAAACCTAGGGTATACCATTACTGAGCTTGGACAAAACAATTTGGCGGTTAAAAAATGACGAAAGACGAAATGGATATGATATTAAGACAAGCTGGTATTGACCCCGCAGTTGTGCCAAAATATGAGGTATTACCTGACGGAACCGTCTATTTTTACACAAAACAGGAGGATAAAGATGCCCTACGTGAACAAACCCCGCCCGTACAAGAAAGAATATCAACAGCAAAAGGCTCGAAATGAACAGCCTTCACGGAACGCCAGAGAACGTGCAAGGTACGCCGTTGACAAAGATGGGGTCGACGCCAACAACAATGGAAAGGCAGACCGACGTGAGGGTAAAGACATCGACCACGTCATCCCACTATCCAAAGGCGGAACTAATTCTAAATCAAATCTTAAAGTACGAGCATCAAAGAGCAACCGTTCGTTCTCAAGGAACTCAGACCATACAGTCAAAGTTAACAGGCCTAAAAAATCTGCCAAGTGAGGCAGTATGAAAATATTAAATAATAACCAATTACTTATAACAACAAGGCGCCCACAATTAATAACTGAGTGCATACCAAAAAGCAAAATTATTGATTCTAATGGTGACTTGTACATGGTCGCCGTTCATTGGGGCTTAGACGAAGCTCAAACCTTGGCTAAACTTAAAGTCAAGAAGGTACCATCCCCAATCATGCGTGACTATAAGTGGCCTGGTGTTTTCCCACCAATGGCACACCAAAAAGATACTGCGGCATTCTTAACTCTTAATCAACGTGCATTCTGTTTTAACGAACAAGGTACAGGTAAGACGGCGTCTGCTATATGGGCGGCTGATTACTTGTTAAACATAGGTAAGATAAAGCGAGTGCTTATCATATGCCCGCTATCTATCATGCAATCAGCATGGCAGGCAGACTTGTTTAAGTTTGCAGTGCACCGCCGTGTAGGTGTGGCATACGGAGAGAAGCGCAAGCGCCAAGCGGTTATAGGTAACGATGCCGATTTTATTATTATTAACTACGACGGTATTGAGATTGTTGCCGAGGACATAGCCCGTAATAAGTTTGACTTGATTATTATTGACGAAGCCAATGCTTACAAAACTCCTACAACAAAGCGCTGGAAAACACTTAACAGACTAATTACTCCAAACACTTGGGTATGGATGATGACAGGTACACCTGCGGCACAGAGCCCTACAGATGCTTACGGCTTGGCTAAGATGTGCGTGCCTGAGAAAGTAGACCGTTTCTTTGGTTCTTTCCGTGACCGAGTCATGGTTAATGTAAGTAAGTTTCGCTGGTTGCCAAGACCAAACGCAGACCAAATAGTATTTGAATCTTTACAACCCGCCATTCGCTTTACTAAAGAAGAATGCTTAGACCTACCGGAGATAACCCATGTGTTTCGGGACGCCCCCCTTACTGCGCAACAGGAGAAATACTACAAAGTCCTCAAGAAAGATATGCTCATGGTGGCAGGAGGTGAAGAGATTAGTACTGTTAACGCCGCAACTAATCTTAATAAACTGCTTCAAATTTCTGGTGGCGCTGTGTATTCTGATAACGGCAGCGTTATTGAGTTTGATGTTTCTAATCGCTTACGTGTTATCCAAGAAGTAATAGAAGAAGCAAGCCATAAAGTTCTTGTCTTTGTTCCGTTCACGCATACAATAGAACTACTCAAAGCGCATTTGAGAGGGGCAGGTATTCCCTGTGAAGTTATCAACGGTGCCGTGCCTGTTCACAAACGTACTGAAATATTTAAAGATTTTCAAGAAACAGAAAATATCAAGGTACTTATAATACAACCCCAGGCAGCTGCACACGGAGTCACACTAACTGCTGCTAACGTAATCATTTGGTATTCACCAGTAACATCTATTGAGACTTACCTGCAGGCTAACGCCCGTATTGACCGTAATGGTCAGAAGAACACAATGACTGTTGTGCACATTAAGGGTAGTCCCGTAGAGACACGGTTATACGGAATGTTGCAAAATAAACTAGATGTACACACAAAAATAATTGACCTGTACAATAACGAAATAAATACTTGACAAGGTCAAGTTCTTGCACTAATATAAATAAAACACTCACAACCTAAGGAAACCAAAAATGGCAGATGATATTTCTGTAGATAAACTAGTCTCCGTCTTTATTAAGATACGAGACACACGTGATGAAGAAGAGCGTGCATGGGAAGCCAAGAAAGCTGACTACACAGAACAGCTAGAGCTTATCAATCAACAATTACTTGAGATTTGTAAAAGTACTGATGCCGATAGTATTCGTACTGCGCATGGCACAGTAATCCGTTCGGTTAAATCTCGTTACTGGACTAACGACTGGGAGCATTTCCACAAGTTTATGTTGGAGTGGGAAGCACCTGAGTTATTAGAGAAGCGTATACATCAAAGCAACATGAAACAGTTTTTAGAAGACAACCCCGGTACACTGCCAGCCGGTTTAAATATGGACAGTGCGTACTCAATCACAGTAAGGAGAAGTAAATGAGTGAATTAGCTTTATTTAAAAATAACCTACCCGACTATTTAAAAGAGGTAGCATTAGACGACGTAACCAAAGCCCTTGCGGGTGGCGGTGGTGGTAGCAAACGTATTTCGTTGCGTGGCGGTGTATTCCGCATGGTTATCGGTGGCGAAGAAGTTGCTAAAAACGAAAGCCGTTCAATGAACGTAGTTATTGTTAATGCCGCCAAAGAAGTATCACGTACATTTTATGCAAAAGCATACAACCCAAGCCAAGATGCAACAGCGCCTGATTGCTGGTCTGCTAACGGTCAAAAACCTGATGCGTCTATTGAATCGCCTCAAAACCACAACTGCGCCGAATGCCCACAGAACATCAAGGGTTCAGGTCAGGGTGATACACGTGCGTGCCGTTTTTCACGCCGTTTAGCTTTAGCTTTGGCTGATGATTTGGAAGGCGACATTTTCCAATTAGTATTGCCATCTAAATCTATCTTCGGTAAAGGTGACTTAGACCATATGCCGTTTGAGCAATATGCCAAGTACGTTGGTTCACAGGGTTACAACCTCAATACACTAATCACTGAAATGAAGTTTGACAGTGACAGTGATAACCCTAAGCTAACTTTCCGCCCAGTTAACTTCTTATCAAAGGAACAGTGGGAAATTGCAAAACGTCAAGGCGAAACTCTTTCAGCTAAGAACGCTATCACTATGACTGTTTCACAAACTGATGGTGTTAAAACTCCTAAGCTCGAAGCCCCTAAAGCTGAAAAGGTAGTTGCTGAAGAAGTAGCTGAGCCTAAGAAGCGTGAGGATAAGAAAACGCAGCCTACTGAAAAGAAAGACCTTAAATCAATCATGAGTGGTTGGTCTACTGACGACGAATGAGTTTAAGGGGCTATAGCTTTCGATTGGTGCGAGCTAACCAAGCTGCCAACTCCAAGAAGATTGGGGTGGTGCTTGGGCGGTACTGCATCGCTAAGGATATATCTGTTGCTGAGATTGCAGAAAAGTTTGATGTGTCTCGAATGACAATATATTCTTGGTTTACAGGCGTTGCGGAACCACATCGCTCGAAAGCCGAACAGATTGCAGCGATGCTAAAGAGAGCTAGGTTTAGCGTTTAGTTTACAGGGGTAGCTAGTTTGACGGAACGAACAGGGGATTCGCCGCACCCCGTGCTACCCCATCTTTATTGCGGACAGAGGCGACAATGGCTACAACAGATTTACTAAAAGTAGTGTTACCTCCCGAGGGGGAAGGTGTTTACTGCTTGCTAGGGTTAAAACAAGGGGGTGGCTATCCAAAACAGTTGTGGGCTGAAACGCTTGCAGATGCCGAGAAACATATAGCTGACTTGCTAAACGATTTATATGACGTGTATTTTGCGTGTGCTAAATACACTAATGAAGCTGAAGGACGAATACAAAAAAATAGTAATTACTTTAAGAGCTTTTGGTTGGACGTTGATTGTGGTGTTGGAAAGCCATACGCAGACCAAGAAGAAGGATTAGCTGCGCTTAAAGAGTTTTGTATAAAGATAGACTTACCGTTGCCTACAGTAGTTAATTCCGGTCGTGGTGTGCATGCGTATTGGAACTTAACTACTACAATCGACCGTGAGCATTGGCTTCCTGTAGCAACTCGTATCAAAGCACTGTGTGAAGAACATGGCTTTGAAGCTGACGGTAGTCGCACTGCTGAGAGTGCTTCGGTATTGCGTGTGCCTGAGACTTGGAACTTTAAGAACGACCCGCCTTTCCCAGTAGAAATCTTAAAGATTGCTAAGGATATTGAGTACGACGAAGTTAAACGTCGACTCGGGGTGTTAGTTGCACCTAGTTACATCCCACGTAGTTTTAGCGAAGCGTCTCAAGCAATACGCAGTAACATACAAAGCCGCTTTAAAACCATTATGCTTAAGACCATAGATGGTAGTGGATGCGCACAGATTAAAAACTTGGTTGAGAACCAAGACAATATGGATGAGCCACGCTGGAGAGCAGTGCTTAGTATTGCAGCACACTGTATTGACAGAGACACAGCTATCCATATGGTTAGTAATGGGCACCCTGATTACAACGCCGAAGCTACAGAAGAAAAGGCTAATGAGATTAAGGGCCCCTACACTTGCGCAAAGATGGAGTATTACAACCCAGGGTTCTGTGGTGACTGCCCACACAAGGACAAGATTAAGAACCCTATTCAGTTAGGCAATGAAGTAATTGCCGCCGAAACAAACGAGATAGTTGAAAAAGAAGAAGATGGCACCACATCTGTATATACAGTACCTGAGTTGCCTTATCCGTACTTTCGAGGTAAGAACGGTGGTGTGTACCGTGCAACTACGGAAGAAGATGGCGAGCCATCGTTAATTTATGAACATGACTTGTACGTAGTTAAGCGTTTATTTGACCCACGTAAAGGCGATGCAATTTGGATTAGGTTGCACTTACCTAGGGATGGCGTACGTGAGTTTTCTATCCCACAAACAGAGGCACTAACTCACGAGAAGTTGCGTGATAAGTTAGCTTGGTACGGCGTTGTTGCTGCTAAGAAGCAGATGGACAACATCATGAACTATTTAATAACGTTTGTAAAAGAACTACAACATAAATCAGAGGTAGAAATAATGAGAACACAATTTGGATGGACAGACGACAACGACCAATTTATTCTAGGAGACCAAGAAATATCTGCGGATAAAGTTTCGTACAGTCCACCGTCAAGCTCTACAGGTAGCTTAGCTACATTCATGGCTCCAACAGGTGACTTTAAAGAATGGCAACGTATCGCAAACATTTACAACGCTCCTGGGTTTGAGCCACATGCATTTGGATTTTTTACTGCTTTCGGCGCACCGTTGCTTAAGCACCTCAACCTACGTGGCGCTATTATTAACTTGATTAACAATCGTTCAGGTACAGGTAAGTCGACTATTCTTAAGATGTGCAACAGCGTATGGGGGCACCCTGAAGAGTTAATGCTCCAATGGAAAGATACGCAGAACTCTATGATTCACCGTCTTGGCATAATGAACACGCTTCCTGTGACTATTGACGAGATTACAAAGCTATCAGGCGACCACTTTTCTGATTTGGTATATAGCATATCCCAAGGACGTGGCAAGAATCGCATGCAACAACATGACAACGCCGAGCGCCTCAACACAACAAAGTGGTCAACCATTGCGCTATGTTCTGCCAACGCTTCTTTCTACGATAAATTAGCTACGTTAAAAGCTACACCAGACGGCGAGATGATGCGTCTTATTGAATACAAGATTGAGATGACTGACACTCTTTCCAAAGAAGAAGCTGACACAATTTTTAACGGCTTGTACACCCACTACGGGCACGCTGGGTTTGAGTACGCTAAGTATCTTGTAGCTAACTTAGAGACAGCAATTGATACAGTTATGCAAGTTCAGCAGAAGTTAGACCAAGAGGTAGGGTTTACCAGTAGAGAACGCTTTTGGTCAGGCGTAGCTGCATGTAACATTGCAGGTGCTTTGATGGCTAAAGACCTAGGCATTATTCCTGACTTCAACGTTGGTCGTGTCTACAAGTGGTTGACACAGATGCTTAAGACTATGCGCACCGACATCAAGGCTCCAGCCAATAACAACATAACCTCTGTGTTTGAGTTTATGAACGACCACCGTGCTGAGACTTTGGTTATTAACGGCAACGCAGACCGTCGGTCAGGTATGCAAGAGCTACCTATTGCCGAGCCTAAGTTTAGTGATATTAAGGTACGTATAGAACCGGATACAGGTGTGCTTATGTTAAGAGCTAAAGCCTTCCGTGATTTCTGCGCTAAAAACCAGATTACTTTGAAAGATTTACTGGATGGATTACACCAAGACAAAATCTTTATCAAGCTAGACAAGAAGCGTATTGGCAAAGGCACCAAGATTCCTTGTGGTTCAGTCGACGTATATATTTTTAACATGGAGCACGATGATTTCTTTGATACCAAGGAAGCCATAATTGAGGCGGTTAAAGACTCTACAAATGCTGATACACGGAATTGACTTTAAGATAAATTGGCGTAATTTTGTGGTGGGGTCTTCGTTTTTTATACCGTGCTTAGACCACGAACACGCTCGAGAACAGATTCACAGGGCTACAAAACGATTGAAATACCCTATTAAAACGCAAATAGTGATAGAAAAAGGCATCTATGGTTTGCGTGTTTGGCGAATTAAGTAGTATCATTCACCTGTAGACGATTGGTTTCGGCTACTTTCCTTAGTGAGTGAGTGATTTAAGCCCCGGCGTAAAACCCCGGGGTCTTTTTTAATCTTGAGAATAGTCCAGCATACCTTGTAGTTGCGGCATTAAGTTCTTATTAATGCTAATACCACCGGTAATGTTTGCTAGCGCACGGTCTTGGTAACGTTTGTTTACTGATTTAAATAAACTATTTGGGTCAATACCCACCATCGGATTAGTTGCATTAAACGTAACAATCTTCTCAAGCACTCTTTCTAACATATCAGAATCGCCAGTATCTACAGACATAAAGAATGCGTTAAGCAAGTCAGTGCGACGACCTATAATCTTCTCGTTAACGTTCTTCATTTCAATTGAAGCTTTTTGTTTCTGAGCGGTGTCTTCTGGAGAAAAGCCTAGCATCTGAGCAAGGGCTGAAGCGGCAGGTATATCGGCATCTACTTCGTTACCTTTTAGGGTTACGGCTCTACCTTCAACCATATAGCGTGTACCAACCATAAGGTTTTTAATTGCCGCAGGCATCATGACTTCTAATGCACGTTCTGTGTGTCCGTCATTAAAACGTTTTAGAGCTTCGCCATAGTTAATAGCTGCGCCTGCTGTAGGTCCAAGTAAGTTAATAAACATATTCTGTAAATAAGATACTTCGTCGTTGCTCTTACGCACGTCAGGGAACCACATGTCCGTTAAGTTGGTGTTCATACGGTCTGCAAAGTTAAGCCCGGTAGCTTGAGATGCAAAACCACGAGATATAGAATCACCGATAAACCCACCAAATGTGCGGTTAGTCCAGTTTTTAAACCAATTTTCTGGGTCAAATGGCTCGTCGTCATCACCAAACACAGCATGGAATGCAGAAGCTATGCCAGAGAATATAAAGAACAACGGCATACCTGTGAAACCAGCGGTTATAAATGTCATACCCATCAGGCCAAGAAACGCATCACGAGCTTCTTTCTTCATTTCATCTAGTTCAGCACGTTTCTTTTCCATGCTCTTGGCTTTTTCATCGGGGGTAGCGGTGGCTAAACTACGTTCATGACGGGCTAGTTCGGCTTCCATACCTTGTCCAATAGCTTGCTGAAACGTGCGGAACATAAACACGCTCATGTGTTGCGGGTATAACTTAAACTGCAATAAAACGTTACGTAAGTCACCACGGAAGTAACGTGGCTTATTAGTACTGTTGTAGTTAAACATTGTTTTCTGAGTAACATCACGTGCTTCTTGTAAAGCACGCTCATAGGCTTTGTCAGGAGTTAACCCAGCATCCAATGCTTTCCTATACCCCATGTCAAACGTAGACATATAGGCCATCTCACGGTTAAATTTTTCAGCCGAGTGGAAAGGTAAACTGACGTAGTACATAATTTTGTTCCAACGACCTGTGACTTCGTTAGACGGAGTTTCACCAAGGTTGGCAGCTTCGTGCGATTGCGTAACGTTAATGATGCCTCGAGCCACACCTTCGTTGTATACATCTGCTAAAGTCTTACCTTGCGGAAGCGCCTTGGAATCGGCATCGGTTCCTACGGTATTACGAGTCTCAAGTTTTGCACGGCTTAATGACAAGAACTCGTAACGCCCAGTCTCATCACTAACATATTTAGTACCGCCTAACATGCGAGCATACCTAGAAAGAGTCGTAGTTACGTTGCTTACACCACCGTACTTAGCCGCAGCAACCGGAGCATAAATACCAGGAATAGCCATTGCGTTTATAAAAGCAGAAGCAGGTGCCGACAAGAACTGTATAAAACCAAAGTTTGTGGCAAATGTAGTAAAGCCGCTTTGTTTTGGTGGTTCTAAAATAGCTGTGCGTAAGTTAAGTTCTAACTCTTTTACATAGTCACGTAGGCGAGTGCGTTCATCTAACTCTAACCCTGTTTTAGGGTCTAAATAATCATTGGCTGCTTTAACGATATTAAATAACTGCGGCATGTGCTGAAAACGAGCACGTTGATAAGCCACACGTTGACGTGATACAGAGAAGGCACGGAGCATATCTTGGCTAGGACCGGCAATATTGCCACGGTGCATAAACATCTTTTGAATACTCTCAGATGGCATTAGCTCTAAGTATAACTGTCCAAACTCATCACGCAGTCTAGCGCGCAATGCTTCAACTTCATTGGCTTTAACTAAGGGGTCAACACTTAAACTAATGTCTTGACTAGTTTTGTCAATAAGGTCGTAGATTCTATTAAGGTGTTGAATGTCGGCAAGACGTCCGCTTAGTGATTCACTAAAGCCTTGACCAGCATCTAAATTGTCTTCAGCATCTTTTAGTGCTTTTTCTTGTGCAACTTCATCAGTATCACCAGCAGCTTTGTATTTACTTACGTAGCTCTTAGCTAACTTATCTTTAAACTTATCTAGCTCAGCATCTCTGGCGTAGGCGTCTTCAAACTGCATAAAGATTTTCTTTTGGCCTGTACCAACTTGTAACCAGTATTCACCGAAACGCTTGATTGGGAAGTACGGACGGATAATTTCTTTGTTAATCTCATCAGATTTCTCTTTAACTAGCTTCTGTATCTCGGCATCAGGGGTGCCTTTAAGACGCTCACGCTCAGCAACTCTTTCTAGTTGAATCTTAGTATACTCATTCATACGGCGCTCATAAAACGCACGAACTTGACGATATACCTGCAACGCTACATCGCCATCTTTACCAGTAATCATTTCTAACCAAGCGGCTTTTAGTTCAGGGTCGGCATTGAACTTAGTGGCATCGTGCCCAGTACCTTGAGAGTCTGGGTCTAAACGCTTAAGCGTAGCCTCAATCATTACCTTGCCTAATTGCTCAGCTTTCTGTGGATTAGACTCAAGTAAGTTACTCCACACCTTAATAATAGGGTCGCCTTCAGCCAAGATTTGGTTACGAGTGTTAAGCATCGCATCCACTTCTTTTACATATAACTTAAACTGCGGCATCTGGTCGCCGACAATATCCGTCAACTGGTCTAACGTCAATGCGCCTAATAAGTACTTGCGAGTCTGAGCGTTGGTGCTGCTTAGGAACTTCGTAAAGTTCTTCTTGTCCAAGTCTTTCCACTTGACTCGGCCTTTGATAAGATTGTTAAACGTATCCCATATCTTAGAACCAGAGCGCTCAGCAGTATTGAGCACAAACCTACCTGCACGGACACTGAGCCTGTCAGGTGCCCATAACTCAGAAGGCTGGCCCGACACAGTGCTGTCTACGTTAGCAGAGAATAGAACGTCAGCGTTAGCAAGTGTGTGGAACAACACGTTCTCAACACCGAATAGCTTAGCAACTGTCTGTATAAACTTAGACCATGCGGACATGTCGGAGTCCATAACCCGTTTCATAGCACGCAGTTCCATTTGGAATGCTGGGTTACTAAACGCTTCGGCTACGAACTCATGTAGGTTTGTATAGCCGTATGCGCCTGGGTCTTTGGTGTGTAGCTTAGCGTAGTTAAACAAATCGGTAAGGTTGTCTAAAGCTTTCTGTTGCTTTGCATCAAGCAAGTCACGATTGTTAATAGCCCAGTGAGTAGCAGCGTGCGCTATCTCATGCATTACAGTGTAGTTACTTGTGCCATCTTCGCTACGGAAAGTAGCTGTGTTCTGATTAATAAAGAATGTAGCGGGGGACGCTAATGAGCGCATACCATCCCTATACACTCTGGCAACGTCTGCTATGTCTTCTCTAATAGATTCGACGCGTAGTGGTTTACCGTCCGCGGTGGTAATCGCACCCTGTTCTAGAGCATTGAATGCTTCAGCCAAGTCGATGTATGGCGAAGTAGAATCACCTACATTGAAATACTGCATATAAACAACAGGATAGACTGCACGCATCCACTGAAGGATTCGGTCTTTTTGATTCTTAACTTTCTCAGCTTCTTCTAAAACTAAGTCGTAGTGTTCGTCAAAAGTAAGACGAGTAGTAAGGTTAAGCCCAAGCAAACGAGTTGCCAAAGCAGATAAGAACTTACCGCCCGTATCTCGGATTCCTCTAAGCGTAGCTTGTACATCGTTGTTTTTAACACCTTCAACAACACTTGGATGGGCAGTAGCAAATAGTTGGTCATTAGAGTTTAGTGAATCTTTCTTAGGGCTTGTGTTATCTTCTTGTGCTTTAGAGTTAGCACCTTTCTTTTTACTACGTTGTCTAGCCGCAGCTACGGTGTCTTCTTTAACTTTAATACCGCCGAGTTCAGGAATGTACTTGGCAAACAGCTCTGTCTGCTGCTCAGGAGTCATTGCCTCACTGCCAAACTTAATCGCATTATTAATGTCAACGGCCATGTTAGACCCTTTTGGGGTCATCGTTAGACGACCGTTGCCATCTTCCGTAATTATCCCGTTAGCTTTAAGCGACTCTATTACAGCCGGAGATGCTATAGACTTATTGATTGGCGTGCGGTTCATCGCATCAACCAAGCCGTTGTAGTAATCACTTAATACACCAGTATCTGTTTCTTCAGTAACAGATGGTGCTACGGCTTCTGGTGCTTTAGCTTGCGCATCAAATTCTGCGGTTAGAGCATCACCTTCTGCAAGGTTTGCTTCTAATTTTTCTTTTAATACGTCTCTTTCATCTTGATATTTGTACTTATCACCTTCAAGAATACCTTGTTGCTCTAAATCATAATATCGGTTGTTTAGCTCTGTATATTCTGTACTGTTTTTATCTATACGTTCAGCAATGGTTTCTTCGGCAGTTGGTTCTGCTGTTTCTGTTGTTTCAGTAACCGCAGGTGTTTCTTTAGCTTTAAGGTTTGGATACTTAGCAAAAAACTCTTCTTGTGACAAAGTAGCTAAGTCCGTTGCTTCTTGTGCAGCTTTCTTAGTGGGGTATACACCTATCTCTTTGCCGGTAGCATCTTTAGCTACATATTCATAGTATGTGCCAGACCTACCTCTTGAAGCTTGTTCTCTACGCTCTACCGTTGGCGCTGCCGCTGGTGTTCCCGTAGCAGGCTGGCTATCAACTCGGCCTAACGCTTCACGGATACGTGCAATAGTATCTAGTGGTTTGTCACCCTTCTTAACTTCTAAACCTAAGTCACGTGCAATAGTGTTAACTTTGCGGGTGTTAAGAGCTAGACCGCCTTGGTCTACTGAACTAATCAATGAACGTGCAGCTAGTATTTCGGCTGGTTCTTCTAGTGTACTCGGCTCTTTTCCTTTTCCAACATCAGTAGTATCAGCAGTTGTTCTATCTCCACCCACGTCTGATGCGGTAGATGCTGCAGTTCCTTCGGCAATTCCGGATACCACTCCGGGTTCTCCAGCACCTGGAACGCCTTGCTGACTATCTCCGGTGTCAAGTCCACTGCTTTCATTTTTAGCCCTTTCGTCAGCTGCTTCTTTGATAATCTTCATAGCATTATCTGTAGCAGCGTCAAGTTGTTCTTCTGTAAGCTCCTGCCCGTTAGCTTTAGTATCTTCACGAATTATTTCTTTCATCTCTTCGCGAGTAGCTCCAGTAGGGGCAGCAGGGGCAGTTCGAGATGGTAGAGCGCCGATAGTACCGGCAGTCATACCGCCAATTACGGCATCACGTGCAGCGGCACCAGCAACTCCAGAGAATGTTCCAACGTCAAAGCCTTGACGCTGCAAAGCTAAGTTGGAAGCAAGTTGTTCTTGACCAGCTTGTACACCTTCCATAGGTGCTTCTTTAATAGCAGCTTCGCTTACACGACGTACAAAACCTTGTTTAGCAATTTCTTCTGCGGTCTCACCAGCTATCTTCTTACCAATTAAAGGCTCAACACCATACCTTGCGGCGGCGGCACCTAGACCAGCACCAACAGCAATATCTAAAAAGTTCTCACCTAAATAATTTTGTGCTTCCTTAGCTTTAGCTTTAGCTTCGGCTTCGCCCATACCGGATTTAATTAACTCATCTTTGACGTTGTCGTATATGGAGCCTTTGATAGTACCCGCACCTTGAGCCGCACCAACAACGGTGTTCAAAGCTAAAAGCGCTGGACGACCAAGCTTGGCTATAGCGCCAACCACACCAGTTCCCACGTAAGGAATAATAGAACCTAGACCTTGTGCAAGGGATTGCAACGGAGCTTCGGCTACGCCACCAAGGAATGCGCTAATCTCTTGAGTAATGCTGTCAGACTCAGACGCTTGCTTCTCTATAGCCTGACGGCGGGCCATCTCAGCTGCACGCTCAGGAGAATACCCAGCTTGGATAGATTTCTGTACGCCACCTAAGGCTTCGGATGCAAAGTTATCTGCACCAAACACATCGGTTAAAGATTTACCTGCACCAACTACGCCTGAACCTAAAGCACGTAGAGTATCACCAACAGAGAATCCTGCATCAACTTCTGGTGGGATTTCTGTTTTGCTTTGTTTTTTCAGCCATTCGTCAGGACTTAACGCAACAGACTCTTCTTTTTGCGTTTTTAACCATTCGTCAGGACTTAGCGCATTAGGTTTTTTCTCTTCCTTCTGCGACTTTAACCAAGCATCAGGACTCATGATTAACCTTTAACAGAATTTACATAATCCGACCATTGTTTATCAGTCATGTTAGGGTAGTCTGAACGCTTATACGATTTGTTACCAACAGCAACACTTGTAGGTATATCTGCGGGAGCTGTATCATCAGTTTTAGCAATTTGTCCTAAACGTGCGTTAAGCGCTGCTCGTTGGTCCATTAACTTTTTCTTAGTCGCTTCGTCTTTAATTGGCATCATTAGCTGCTGGTTAATGTCAACTAGCTGAGTCTTAATAGCTTGAACCGCAACACTATCGTTACCTTTTATAGCCTGCATAGTTTGTAAATACTTTGGGTCTTTCATAGCACGTTCAACTACACGATTCTCTCTGTCGGCACCATACATAGATGCTTCAGCACTCTTAAGATGACCTTCACGTTGTACTTGACGATTTTCGTAATTGTCGTAAGCTTTCTGAGCGGCGTCATAGTCGCCACGGGCTTCAGCACGCTGACCTTTCTCAAGTTCAACTGACATTCTTTTATCGGCAAGGTCGGCTGCACGTAGTTCTTTCTTCGCACCAGCTTCACCTTCAGCAAAACCACCCAATGCTGTAGAAGCAGATGACATGAAAGGTCCGGCTGTAGAACCAAACTGCGCAAAAGCTTTTGCCATACGTAAATAGCGGTCTTGTCCAGCTTCAGACTGACGACGTTGTTTACCTTCTTTAATGTAATCCATCAAGTTACGAGTCTCTTCGCCCATGCCAGGAGTAACACCACGTTCTGCTAACGCTTGCTCTTTTTCAGATAAAATCTTAGCAATTCCAATTTTTTGGTCGCCACCTGTTGGAGGCGCTGCTGGAGGTTTTTCTAAAGGAGCCGCCGCTGGAGGTTTTACTAAAGGAGCTGCCGCAGGTGCAGCTACCGGAGCCCTTACTTCTAAATTAGGGTTTTCCTTAAGCATTTTTTCCGCAGCTACAGGAGACATAGCTTTTACACTTTCATAGTGCTTACGTTTCTCAGCAAGTTGGGTTTCGTCAACACGTAATTGGTCCAAAGCCATAGCTTCTGGACTTGAGCCAAAGCCGTCAATTAACTCGCCTGCATAAAACCCAGGTACATCGCCGCCTTCTTCAAAAGCAATGATACCGCCACCAGCCATGTTGCGACCTAACTCACCAGCATTTCCCAAAGCAATACCAGATAGGATTTCTTTACCCATATCTTTTACTTCTTTACTGCTAGATTGAGCAATTAACTTTTTTAACCCTTGTGGGTTTGTTTCAGCCATAGTCTCAAGGCGGTCACGCATACTATCTACTACACCACGATTAGCGTAGCCTAAACCAACTGAACCCCCCTCGGCGTACTCTTTAATAGTACCACCTTCACGCTTCATTGCGCCGTAAAGAGACGCGCCTGTACCTAGCAAACCAATACCTTGTTGCAATGCGCTAGGTTGAGCTTGATACTGCTGAGTAGACATACCTTGCATTGGTAAACCACGTAGCAAGTTGGACATAGTCGACAACTGCATAAACGGATACTGTTGCTGAGTAGCGTAATCTTGAATCTGTTGATTGATAATGTTCTGTTGGTAAGCTTGTTGTTCTTTTCCTGTTTGTTGCTGGAACCCTAAGCGAGCTAAATCGGCTTGTTGTTGTGCACCACCTAGTTGACCTAGAGTAGACGCAGCTTGACCTGCACCAGCATAACCAGCTTGTTGCGCACCAACACCTTGAAGTCCTTGTCCAACACCTTGCATACCAGCTTGAACGCCTTGAAGCCCAGTCTGAATACCTTGTAGACCCAAATTAGCCCCAAATTGCTGAGTTTGCATAGCTTTATCAAAAGCGGATTGAGAACCCTGTGCTTGGATATTAGCTAAGTTAGACATTAAATTCTTTTCACGCTCAGACTGAGCTAACGCTTGTCTAGCGCCACCATAAGTACCTTGACGTGCTGAGCCAAGATTGGCTTGTTGCTGAGCAAGTTGGGCATTACGAACAGCATCTGCTTTAGCAATATCGGTAACTTGTTGTTGGTACGGGCTCATATATTGAGCCATTGAATTAGGGTCGGTTACTTGTTGAGCAAACTGTTGTCCAGCACCGAAGGCTGGCATTGCCTGCATAGCACCAGCTGCGCCGAGTGCAGTTCCTAAACCACCATACATACCAGCTTGTTGGGCGGTACCTAACTGCCCCATGCCAGACATACCAGCTAAGCCTTGGGCTTGACCATAAGCACCTGGAGTTTGCATCTGACCAGCTTCGTTGTACACACCACGTTGTAGTGAAGAAGGACCAGCAAAGTATTGGGTTGGGTCGTTTGAATATGGGGTATATGGTTTAAAACCTGTAATTTCGCCTGGTGTAGTCGTACCATCAGCATTAGTTGTGCCAGGGGAAGTTGTAAACAACTGATTCTGGGCAGCGCCCAGCATGTTCATTACATACGGCTTAGCGTATTCCGGTAAATTGGTCTGATATGCCGTTGTACTAGTTGGTTGTGAACCGCCGCCTTTACCCATTGTCTTTCTCCATATCTAATGGCAACTCATAAGTTACCCAAGTAGCTTTGCAGCCGTCATTCTGAAATATTTTAGTCCATCCTGGACGTCCTGTCGACTCAATTGCTTCACACCCTAAATCACGAGCAAACATTCTTAAAAGAGCTAACATTGGCTCTTTCCATGTATCTAGTTCATCCCCACCACAAAACTGCATACCTAGCAACTTACGTTGAGGGTAAGTAATAATATTAGTCACTACCGCGCCCTTAAAAACAGGACCATCAAAAGCAATCCAAAGCTGATAATCATCTTCTTTTACAAGGTCATAAATGTTACCAACCGTGTACCTACCGTAAGTATACTCCGCTGCTTTAGCTATAAAACCCTCAATCTTGTCCCAGCAAGTGTCAACATACTCACGAGGTACTAGAGAGACTTCAATCATGCAGGCATATACTTACTTGTTTTAATTGCTGGAGCTTGCTTCTTTTTACCTGTTCTTGCCGTACGAATTTTGTCCATCATGCTATATAGTTTCTTAGCGCCGGCATCAGTAGAGCCATTACCTAAATGAGACACAACATCAGCAGGCACAACAAATTCACCGTCGGCTAATCTAGCTGGTTGGCGTTTACCAATCATTGCAGGAATGCTATCAGACATACCGTCGCCAGGACCTTTAAGCATACGACCACCGTCTGAGTACCCACCGATTGAACCACCACCAGCTGCGGTTTTAATCTGACCCAACCTAGCAATACCAGATTTAGGCATCTCTTTGGGCTTTAGGTTAGCTGCGGCAAATTGTTTTTCTATGCGTTTCATGGCTGCGTCGTAAGCACCTAAACTAGCTGTGTCGGTGTCTGTATCACGATACATACCCTCGCCAGGACTCATAGTCTTCATTTTTAAACCACCAGCTGCATAGCCAGCGATACCACCAGCAGCCATACCTGAATTGTCGCCCATAGGCTCATCGTCATAAGAACCGCCGGCAGCCATCATAATATCGTTAGTACTACCACCTTGAGCGGCGTAACCTAACCCTGTAGGGGTGTAGTATGGGTTTGGTCTAGTTGGGGTATACCCTGAGAAGTTAGATGCTAAGTTATAGCGATATGGTGCACCTTTGTAACGCTCTTCTTCTTCTGGTTGACCCGGAATTGGGGGTGCTTCTGGGGTCATTGCACCTAATAAAGATGCACCAGCTGCGGGTATTGTTCCAATTGGCGCCGCTTTCATAAACGCTTCTCTACCAGCGCTTCCACCCAATTCACCAATACCTTGACCTGCTTGACTTAAATTACCCATAAATGTTGATGGGGCTGCGGCTGTAGTACCTTGGGCTAAAGTAGCTGCTGGGTTAATCCCTTGAACCGCTGAACTTACACCTGGAGGCAGACCAACGGTACCCGCTGCATCTACAACGCCTGGAGTTATGTTTGCTGCACCTGCACTTGCACCTGCAGCTGTTAAGCCTTGACCAAGACCAGCACCACCATAGGCACCTAGACCAGCCATCAAACCTTTACCAATATCACCTGTACGAGCCGCTTCAAAGCCACCAACACCCAAACCAATTAATGCGCCAGAGCCAGGAAACATAGCATTTAAACCAATACCAGCAATCATAGGTAGTAGGTTTTTAAGAAAACTTGCCTCGGCTAAACCTGTATCAGGGTTAATACTTAGAGAGCCGCCATGCGCCATTGCAAGAGCTTGCAAGCCTTTTACCTCACCTGGAGACATGTGAACAAGCGTTGAATCGCCGTCGCGGCCTTTAGATGCTAAGTGTTGTGCTGCTACATGTAGGCTCATTGTTGCCCCGCTGGGTTAATTATGTTGAAGTTTATCATATTAAATCGTTGTAACTGTTACAGTTCCAGTTAATCCTCTTGTTGTTGACCCCGTAGTTAATGTGCTTACTGGATGATGCCCTAAAGCGTCTACCCAATATTCACCATCCCACCAAACAGGGTAGCCAAGGGTGGTATCAAAATAAAACTGCCCAACCTGTAAATTTTGAGTTGGTCTGTTTGCAGTTGTTCCGTTTTGTGGCGTAGATATAACAGTTAAAAAGTTATCTAAATTATTAAAATATATACGTAAATTTTGGTTAAGCTGGTCGTCCCTACGTTGGTCGTACTCAATCGGTGCAGTTGGCAATGCGGGGGCAACGAACTTTTTAATCGTCATTTTTTACCATCCGTCCTCATATCTAAACGTGGACTGCCTAGCTGCCATTGTGTATTTAAACCAGTAGATTCAATCTTTAATGCAACTTGACGAGCACGAGCTCTCATAAATACTTGATTGGTGTACTGGTTAACCGTTGTTTGTATGACACGCTGCGTATTGCTAGCATTAGACTGATAAGCACCGCCTGGGAAGTTGCGTGGTCGAATAACAAAATTAACTTCTGGGTTAGTAGCCGTAGACCCATCAAAATTAATGTCCGGTATTATGCGGCGTGTAAGCATTAGTTGGTCGCCATCCATTAAGTCAAAATCAGAAGACTGGATATATGCAGTTAATGCAACGCCGTCGTCATTAGTGCCGTCTTCGTGGTTAAGTAAGTAGCTACGTTCTAATGCATCGTCAGTATAAGAAGCTTGTGGAAAATCACGCAACGGGCTGTCTAGCCAAGCATTGCGCTCAATATCGCCGTAATACCAAATTCTTTCTAAATGATTGTAGATAATATAGGCGTTATTTGTCTGGCTATCAGCTGTAGGGTACATCCACCAAACTTCATTCCAACCTTCGTTAGTGCCAGATACAATCTGGTCGGCTTGGTTAAAGTTAATATTAGTAAATACGTGGTTACGTAGTGTGCAAGGTAGTGTTTCTACTCGGCCTGTGTATACGTAGAACTTATCTTTACCCATCCAGAAGGTCATATTATTAACTACAGTAACAGCGCGAGGTCCAATAATAGACAAGTTATCACCAATTTCTTGTAACGCAAACACATCATTTGTACCAGTAAACTGTAAAGAATTTAACGTAGCTTCTGTAAATACAAGAATCTCTTGCTTGGTTGGTATAGCACGAATAATTAAAGAACCACGAGAAACACGAATAAATCCTGCAGAATTAGTCACCAAAGGTGTCCACATGCCTGGGTCGTCTTGAGATGCCCAACGAATTAATAGTGGGTCAAAGTCTGTAGCTCCACCCGCGTAAGGTTGGCAACCAAAAGCCAATAAGTGTCTATCGTTCTGTGATACTAAAGTTTGCATAGCCGCAGTAGGCACATCAGCTGCGCCGGATAAAGAACTTAAAGATATAGCTCTAGTTGCTAGGGATGCGTCTGGTGTTGCATTAGTACCGCGTTCCCAATAGTAAATACGGCCGTTGCGGATGTTCATAACCAAATCATTATCAAACTGGTCAAACCACCAATCTTGTTGAGGTAAAAAAACACCATCTGGACTACCTAAACCCCAACCAAAATTACCGTCCCATGTACCAGTACCCCAACCATAGCCTAAAGTTTGTAATGCGTTTCCCGTGTCAATCTCAAAGCTTAAGTTAATGCCTGTACCGCCTCCAGTAGCACTAGATGAAGCATTTACACCCACAATAAAAGTAAACGCGTTAACGTTAATAACAGTAGCTACTTGGTGTGTAGCATTGAGTATAGTTGCAGTAATACCTCCAACAGCTGTGGCCCCAGCAATATCTACATAGTTACCCACATCAGCATCTGAGCCAACAGCCACAATAGTTACTGTGCCCGAACCGTTAGCTGTAGTAATACAGTTATCTGTAACTGTAGTTGTTAAAGTTGGGTTTGTAGCGCGTAATGGGGTGATGTCGTAGAAATACCCGCCTACCTCGATGTAGACCTTTTCGTTGGTACCGCACGCTAAAAAGTTATCGTTATAAGACGTAATCCACCCAAACATCTGGCGGCAATATCCAAGCATGTATTCTGTAGTAGTCTTAAGCCAACCGCCAATTTTCTCTGGATAACCAGAACGAAAACGAATTTTGTCGCACTCATTCCAACCGCCCTCGTTAGAGTAGTTAGTTTGGTCTCTGTTAATTCCTGGCTTAAATTGTAGCTTCTGGAACGGCATAATTTACCTTAAGATTCGTATAGGGCTTTTTCGCCCCTGCGACGTTTATCTAACCCTTTTAACACTTTACCACCAGCCTTGTTCCACTTCAAGAACTCTTCTGCTGCGGCCCTAAATTCTTTTCTGTTGTGCTTCATGCGCAACGTGCTGTTTTGCAAGTTACCAAGACCTACGTTAAAAGAAAAACTCACCAAAGCATCAAACTGACCTTGTGTCATGTCACCTGGGCATAGGCGATGAACGCCCGTCTCAAAGCGGGCTAGGTCTTGTTTAAGGATGTTGTTGACTTCATCCATGTTTAAAACCCGATTCCAACCGTCAGGAATAGGTAGCGCTTTTCTGTCTTCTAACTTAACTCTAGCGTGATTAGGGTCAATAACATGACCCACGCCACACGTCCAAAGTAAAGCGGGGCACTGATAAGGGGAGGTCTTTACCCCCTCGTCGTGCTTAATCATCTCAATAAGCTTAACGCTTACGTTCACTTTTTAGACCATCCACGTGAACCAAACCAGTAACCAATAATACCGCCTAGCATAGCCATCTCGTCATCACTAAAAATCTCATCAGAAATCTTTAACAAATCGTCAATACTGCCAATAACGCCTGGGTGCATAAACACATAGACGCCGATACCCACATTAATTACAAACAACTCGGCTACAAACAAGTAAGTCACCATAGGGCGCACTGTAGCTACAAATGTAGAAGCCCACGGAGCCGCCTTAGCCAATACCCTAGCATCATGCTCATAAGCCGCCTTGGTCATCTCTGCATCGGTCTGCATCGTTATGTGGTCGGTGCGAATCTCTTCTACCTTGGCTTGTGATGCGTAGCCACGCTCCATCATCTGGATTTCACGTTCGGTCTGCATCTTGGCTAGGTCTAGCTCATGCGCTTTGTCAGACTTATCTTGAAAGAAACCCAGTACGTTTGGCAAGCCTGAGATTAATAAGCCGCCTAGTGTTGAAATTAGCGATAACATATTACTGTCCTAATCTGTTTGTGGTTGCACGTTTTAGTGTGTTCATCTCAGAGCGTAGTGTAGAACTTGTTACATCTAACTCAACCTTTTGTGCAGCCATGCCAGAACGTAGTTCTTTCTGTGTGCTTTCTGCAACAATCTTAGCTTCACGGGCTGCCATTAGCGCTTCGGCTAGGCGTTCTTGCATCTTAGCAATGACTTCACGCTGGTCGGCTACTTTTTCTTCTAGTAGCTTAACCTTACGCTCTGCGGCTGCTGCAGAGGCAGCTGTGTCGCTGTAGCCCTCATACATCTCTTTGACTTCGTTGAACTTGGTAATGCCTGTGTAGCCAGCACCTAAAATAACAGGTACGCCAGCAATAATGAAGCCAGCCACCATCGTGTTCTGTTTGGCCCAAGTTACCCACTTATCTACAAAGCCTTGTACTTTATCTAGTTTCTCTAAATCGCTCATTGTTCAAATCCTAAATCTTGGTTGTAATCTGGCTGGCTAAAGCCGGTTTGTTGTAACAGGTCCATCATTATTAAGTCCTGCATCAGTATGTTGTTTGGTATCCCACTCACTAGCTGTGGTTCGAAGAATACGTTCGGTTGCTGAAGTCCAGGTTTCACAAACAGCTCCAACGACAACACAAGGCCAACCACTGACTGTGTCTTTCCCTTTGGGGGCGGGGATGGGGATACCTGTGTAGTCAATGTTGTCGGCGAATCCGTCTTGGTTTGTGTCTGCTGAGTCTCTGTATTGGCGGTCGGGGTCGTTTCCGAGTTCGGCACAGAATTTGGGGTCGGCGCAGTTACAGGTGAGGATTGGATTGTTGGGGCAGATGTGTTCGAAGCTGGACTCAGGGGCGACACAGGCGACGCAGGATTGGTCGGGTTGTTTATCGACTTCTTGCAAGTGTCTGATGTAGTCACCCAAGGTTGCCACGTTGGGCTCCCGTACGGATTTGGACACGTCGAGGAACGAGTCTGGGTAATGCTCCCCGTATAACCGGTCTGGCATTGTAGTGTTTGTTGTTGGCTGCTTACTTGGCATGTTGGCGGGTTTTGGACGCAGCTGTCTTGGATTTTGAACCAGTCGCTTTGGACTGGCTGACCATAGCTACCTGACGGGCAGTTAGTTTCTTTTTTCCAGGTTTGCGTGCCGCTGTAGTTGACGGAGCAGCTTCTTGTTTCGGTTTGCGCTGAGTAGGTGCAGGTGACGACTTGCGGGGGCGGGTTTGCTTGGGGGCAACTTGCGGAGATTCCTGGGTACGCTTGGCACGCAACGGCTTGGCACTGGGCGAGGGTTGTTCCACCGTCAACGAAGAGGGAGCTGTAGACTGGCAACCCATTAGTCCACGTACTAGCATAACAAGCCGCTTGAACATCACTGCTCCTTAGTAGGGTTAGCAGCAAGGTCAACGAGAGGAGGAACCGAACCATATAATTTCACAAACTTTTCAGGGTAACGTTTAATCCACTCATTGCGAGCTGCATCACCAATGAGACCATCTATCGGACAAGGCGTGCCTGACATCATCATGGCATCCCAGTTTTCTTCACGAGCCGAACATGCAATAGCAACTGCAGCTACTTTAAGCCCGTTGTTAGACAAGAAAGCCGCCCATTTACGCCTTGAGCAATCTTCATCCATCATATACGAACCACCAGAAAATCCAATGACTGTAGAGCTAATAGCCCCAGAGACGGCAACCAAACAGTTATCTTGGCTAAACGAACTAATAGATGGAGCCATCGCACCAGCAGGGGGTTGCCCCTTGTAGTTAATGGTTGTGTCTTGAGCTTTTGCGTTAGGAATAGCAAACATCAGACCTATTAAAACTGCCCATATAGCCGCTATTTCACGCATTATTGCCCCCAGATTTTAGTGCCAATCGGTTTAGACGTTACATTAATAGCCACATGTTGTTTAGGCGTAGATAAGTCAGCACCACAATCGTTGCACTTTTGAGCAGCTAATTCAGCTTCATCTACATCGCGACTGCAGCTTGGGCATAGGATTTCTACCTTGTGCTTAGCTACTAAGGTACCGTCTTCTAGTTTTACCGCAGCGTTGTCTTGAATCATTGTTTCTCCAATAGGTCCAATACTTCTTTATAAGTAAGTACTTCAGTGCTTAATGTAAGCGCTATTCTATCTTCATTACTATCTTTAGTAACTCTTACCAATCCATGAGGTTTAGTTACATCCAATAGGTAAACATCGTTAGATTCGGCAATAAAGTTACTTATTTCGGTGACATCTTCATGGTTATAAATATTGCCGTTAGTTTGATTTCTTATCTTCTTTAGTGTGGAGCTACTATTGGCAACTTTGTAAAAACTAGTTTTAAAATCACTAGGTTTTAAATAAAAATTAATACAACAAAAAATTCCACTATCTGTATGAATAGCTATGTCTGAGTTTGCTATCATAAGAGACAACGAAAAATGCCTATGGTAGTTTTTAGGAATAATACTAAAGATAGAATCCTTAGCCGAGGTATTTACTTCGTAGTATTGTAACCCTTTGAATCCTTCAGAAGTATCATACCCATACCCAATACTTTTTTGCCCTTGAATAAAATCCAAGACTTTTATGTCTGTATTTATTTTTGTAAACGGCATTTTTTAAATTATTTAATAGTTAGGTTTGTGTCGATGGCTGACGGAGTCCAAGCATAATCACCGTGTTCATTAACTATTTTTTCATCAATGGTAGGTGTGTTTAAAGCGTAAAACTCTTTAATATAGCTTAACAATACTTCACGAGCTTCTTCTTTTGTGCCACACTTTGTGTAAGACCCTGTTAACGGATTAAATACTTGATAATTCATAATAATCCTATTCTATTACTATCGTTGATAAGAAATCTTCATTACAATCAACCCACGTAGTATTGCCGTTTTCATCTTCATGCTCTTCTTTAACATTAAAATTATGTTTAACAAGAAGCTGTTTTACTTGGTTTATAATAAACGCTTTTACCTCATCTTTGTTTTGTAATTCAACTGTTTCGTTAGTTATAAAGTTTATTGTTTTATATTTTTCAACAGATATTTCAGAACCGTTTTGTTTAACAAACATGGGGGTACGCTTTAGTGATATTACCCAAGCAGCTTCTTCTCTATAACCATGTTCCCTAAGCCTGTCAGCAGCTTCGTCTAGCGATAAACCATAGTTATTAAGGTCATTCATTATTGTTCGGCCCTGTTCACAAAAATCTACACTCTGTAAGAAGGCATCTATTTGTTCGTTTGTCCAATTTATCATACTAAAACCTCAAATTCTTTAACAACTTTATTAAACGGTAAATCAATAAAATAAACCTGAATCATATCTCTAATATAGTTTTGTTCAACACTTGCTGCTACTTGATGTGGCTGTATAGTTGTTAATATCCAAGCATCGTTATCTGAAGCTTTAAATGACTCAACTTTCGTAAGACCATCCGTTTTTATCATTCTGTATAAGTTATAGTTATCTATAACCGCTTCATCGTCTGTTTCTAAAGCACCTTCATAAAAAGAAGTTTCTTCACCATTTGTTTTTATGTAAAAGTTTAAAACACATTTTTCTACTGTATGCACATGCGGCTTAATGTCGTTTTCAAAATGTGTTAAATCAATAGTTGTTCGACTAATAGCAATATTTGCAGTTTGAAGAGTTTTAGGTAGCGCAGCTCTAATCATGTCTTCTTGTCGCTTGGGTATGTAATACCTGACTAAAGCCGGGTCATCTTCTTCTTTACGCTTAGCATGTTCAGTCAGCACAACAGTCGCTTTGTGCATATATCTAAGTTCAGGAGAAAATTTTACTTTAGCCGCATATTTCATTAGCTTACCGCCCCGTAAACACGAGTTGTATTGCCTGAAGTCCAAGTAAGAGATTTGCCATTTAGGTTGACCGCTTTACCACCACTACCGCCACCAACATTTGAACTACCACCAGAAGAGCCCCAACCGGCGCCCCCACCACCACCAGCACCATTGGCAAAATTAGCAGCGTTACCGCCGCCAGCATTTGAACTACCACCAGCACCACCAGAAGCAGTGCCCGCTGATTTACCAGTAGAATTATTTGTGGTTGAAGTGCCACCACCACCACCCGCACCTCCACCACCTCCACCACCTCCACCGCCTGAACCTGGGAGTATTCTACCGCCACCACCGCCACTATTGCCACCACCATTAGAACCACTAGCACCTACTCCACCGCCAGCACCGCCACTGCCACTGCCACCTGTACCACCTGTTCCAGCACCCGCTCCACCACCACCGCCACCAGCACCACCAGCTACATTTGTTGAAAAACCGCCACCACCGCCACCACCGCCACCAGCAATATAAGCAGAGCCGTTTGTGTTGTTAATAGTGCACGCTGACATTCCAAAGTTAAGATTTAATGCTGGTCCACCTGATGCACCTACATTACTAGATACAGCACCACCATTACCACCTCGACCAAGAATAAATCCATTATTTACAATGGTTAATGTGTCGCCTGTTGTACCGCCCGATATTGCTAAAGCGTAGTTACCTGTTGATGTAGCATAAAGATAAACACCGCTATTAATAGTTACGGTAATGTCAGATTTGCCTGAAACATAGCCACTAATTGCAGAAAGATTTAATGTTGAATCGGTTGAGTTTGATGTGAATGTGAAGCTAATAGCAACTCTATTAGTTTTATTCTGTAGATTCTGCATTGAGATAACCGTACCAGAACCACCAACACCCGCCAACGTACGTACGTTAGCTTGGTTCATTTGTATTAGCGTTGTGCCAGCAAAGCCTAACTCAACGTTTACATCATTAAGTGATATTTGTCCTGAAGGCGTTGTCATTATTTAGCCTCCAAAACCTCTATACGTTTAACAAGCTCAGCAATAGCTGCAAAGGCTAGAGCGCTTAATTTTTCATAGTCAACCGCTAATGAACCATCTGGACGGGTTCTAATTGCTTGTGGGAATACTGCTTGTACGTCTTGGGCAATAACGCCAAAGTCAGCTTTCTGAATAAAGTACCCATCTTCACCACCGTGCTCAGCAATGTAAGCATCAGTCCAATCAAAGTATTTACCACCAATTGCTGCTACTTTAGCTGTTGCATCATCAATAACACGTACGTTTTCTTTAAACTTAGCGTCAGAAGAGTAGTACGCAGTAATGTTGTTTGTTGCACGAATCTCGCCAGTAGTGCCTGAAGCTGCTGTACCTATACCTAAAGAACCTACTTGGTAGCTTGTCCCAGTGCCAAGTGCTGTAATGCCAGAACCAGAACCGTTAAATGTAGTTGCATTGATTGTTGTGCCAGTAATAACTGCGCCAGCAAAGTTACCTGAAGCATCGCGGGCTACAATTGTGCTTGCGCCGTTAGCTGAAGCTGCTGTTGTTCTTGCATTATCTAGAGTACCGCTTGATACCGCTGAAGCGTTTAATGATGTTACGTTAGCCCCAGAAAATGCTGCTGTAGCAGAGCCTGTTCCGCCGTTAGCTACTGGAAGAACCCCAGTTACGTTTGACTGTAAATTTGCATAAGTAGTAGATGTTGACCCTGTACCGCCAGAAGCGATTGGTAATGCAGTGCCTAATGTCAATGAAGTTAGGTGGGTAGATACGTCAACTACGTTTGTGCCGTTGTTATAAACCCACATTGTTTTACCAGCTGGAACCGCAATACCTGTACCGCCAGAGTTCTTAATTGTGATGGCATCGGCGCAGCCGTTGTTAACTATATAGACCTTTTCAATAGCGGGAACTATCAAGTTCTGTGCGCCGCCTGAAGTACCTGTTAGGTTTAAACGTAAATTACGCGCTGTCTGCGTAGAGTTTGTGTCTGTAAGCGCTAGCGTTACAGTAGTACTAGCAAAAGTAACATCCGCTGAGCCAACAATGGCTTCTTCAAGGGCTGTGCCTAAATTGACGTTAGTAACGTTACCCCACGTGCCTGAGTTCTCACCCGTGGTCATGAGCTGAATTTTTAAAGCTGAATATGTACTTGCCATTTATTACTCCTAAGCCGCTATGGGCACCCAGTTTGGTGTTTGTGATGTATCTATCAAGCCCCAGACCAGAGGTCTAGCTACTCGACCAGTAGCACTTACGCCCGTTAATATTACACTAGCATCGCCGTTTATAGCAACACTACCTAAAGAAATTGTTCCTAATACCCCTGTAACTACTACATTAGCATCAGTATCTACTTCATCTTCGCCTAATCCTACAGTACCTGCTACTCCAGTGACGTTAACTATGGCTTTACCATCAATTTCTATAGTACCAAGTGTGCCAGTACCAAAAACACCCGTCGGGAATACATTAGCCTTGGCATCAATCTCTTCTTCGCCTAATTGGCCTGTGCCAGATACGCCAGTAACAAATACCTTATTTATACTTCGTGCGTCTACAGTGCCTACCGCTGTATTGGCTTGAACTCCTGTTACGTTAACAAAAGCTATACCAGTTACGGTTACATTGCCCGCGCTACCTGAAGCATTTAGTCCAGTTACGACAGCATTAACTTTAGCGTCTACTTCTTCTTCGCCTAAAGAAGTTGTTAACCCAAACCCAGTTACGCTAATAATATTGTTGGTTATTAAAGAAACTTGACCTGTAGAAGCAGTTGCAGATGTACCAACCACACCGTGATTAGTATCGGCATTAATCTGAACTTGGCCAATATTTACAGTAGCAGCTTCACCAACCACCCCGTGATTAGAACCAGCGTCTACAGCTACTCCAACTTCAATGGCACCAAGCGCAGCTTCGCCAGTTAAAACTACTGACGCTTTTGCTTCTATAGTTACAGAACCTACAGAACCTGACGCAGCTACGCCGTCAACTGATACTTCTAATACATCAAGCCCCCAGGCGCCACGCGACCAGGGACCACTACCCCACCCAACGTACTCGATAGATGAGGGCATAACTTAATTAAGCTATGCGGATAATAGCGTTAGACGCATCAAACGCTGGGAAAATAATAGTAAAGTCACCTGCAGTAGATGTTTTATCACCACCAAAATCCAACACACAAACAGCCGCATTAGTCAACGCTGAGTTAGCATTGTCGTTAGCAGAAGGTGTTGTGTTATAAATCAACGCGCCACGAGCTGTTGTAGTTACGTTTGAAAACACTAAATCGCTAAAATCAGTAAAGCCTGTACCAGCGGTAGCGTTAGTATTTGTTGTACCAACACCAAGGTTAGTCAAAGCTAAACCACCAGCAGTAACGCCAGTAGCCTCATTTGAAGCTGAGTAAGTAGTTGTATTAGCATCTAGTGAAGCTGAAGATGTATACAAAGCTAGTTTGAAAGTGTCTGCACCTGCTTGTGCTGCTGGACGGAAATCGTGAACACCTAGCAAAAGCTGAGCTTTGAAAGACGTGCACATTGCTTGAGTAATAGCCATTTAAGGACTCCTTAATCTTTTAATAAAATAGTTAACTCAGGATAACCAGCTTCTCTTAAACGATTAGCAATGGTCGTACGGTCTGAGCGGACCGCTTGTTGCAAATACTGCAATAAAACAACCCGTAAGTTATTTTTAAATGTTTCTGCCTGGTCACGAATCACTGGGTGAGACTTTGACCCAACATAAACAATCTTGTCTAGCGCCATTTCGGCTAACTCTTCTGGTGTAAAACCACGCCCAGATGTTGAAAGCACTGAAACATTGCCTCCTATGAAGCCGTCTACTGTATCTAAGTTCATCGTACTGGTATCCTTGCTTGCATTGTTCTGTAGGTATCTTGACGATTCTTACCTTCACCAAGTTGTTTAAGCAACAGTATAGACTCATCATAGCGCTTTGAATACTGCCCAATTACATCTGCCTCACCCTTCATAAAGGTGTACGCTTCGATTAATGAGCCATATAACAAAACCTGGTCAAAGTTATCACCCAACCATGAAGTGCCGCTAGGTGAATTTACGATAGAAATCGGATAATAAAAGTAATGCAACTCCATGTTGTAATCAGCGTCAGGAGTTGGCCCTAGAATAAACGTTGTGTCGTCAAATATAGCGTAATGGGCTGGCGTGCCGGTTGCTGTTGGTATTGGATAGGCTTCTCTAATAAACTCTACGTCTTTATTTAGCAAGTAAGATTGCGCGCCTGTTACAGGGTCAATAGCAGCTAAAGAAAATGTTGCTAACCAATCTGAAGGCACGTTTAGAAATCTATTACTAGTTGTAGCCTGACCAGTTACGTTCTTACGAAAGTCTGGAAGCTGAACTGAGTTAAAAATACGTTGTTCGGCTTGGTATATAAAAGTATTAATTTGGGTAGTGCCACTAACTGTAGCCGTGCCCGTACCCGCCGTATCGGTCCAGTCCTGATTAGGAAAGTCGTTTTCGACGTAACTTTTAATTAATCCAAACAGCGATGTATAATTCATTAGGGTTTACCCTTAAGCCATTGGACCGCGTGCTTTAGTGCCTTTAGTAGCTGCACCTGTGCCACGAATCTTCATTTCGCCATGCTTGTTATCAGGAGCATAGTTGCCCTTGGTAAAACCACCAACAGACATGTTTACTTTATCTATGCCATTGCCTGGCTTAGTTACTGCGTCTTTAACGTTTTTCATCTTTTTACCGTCCATAGTATGTGGCTCAGCATATACAGAAGCTGGACCTACTTCTTTCCCGCCTTTTTTCATACTGTAAGCCATAATTAACCTCGCTTTTGAGCAGCGACTTTAGCTAAGCCACGACCCATAGTTTTCATATCAATATTGCGCTTACCACCGCCAGAGCCTTTGCCGCCCTTACCTTTTAGCGCTGCTACTGTTGGACCTGAATCACCAAGGTTTTTACCCTTAGTTTTGCCTTGTTTAGTAATACCGTCTGCACCTGATTTATACGCCATGATTTACTCCTAAGAAGTTGTTATTGTAACTGTACCAAGTTGTGCCTGTCCTATCAAGGTATTTGGTGTTAATCCAAAGTCATTACCCATTCCTACAGGATTCCAACCCCAGTAAATCTCTCTACTACCACCAGCAGGAAATCCAATGCCTTGAATACTTGTGCTATCTGTTAATAATTCTTGCAAGCCAGTTGTACCGGAAACTATATAACTTAAGTCAGGACGTGGTTCACGAATTGCCTGTGGGTCATTGACCGGATACATACCCAATTGTAACTGTGGTTGGTCTGGATTCCAACAGGACTTGCATACTTTTATCTTAAATGGCTTAGTTTTTACAGTCTCGGTTCTAAGGTCTTTAAGCTTAAATCTAAAGTCACAACGGTCGCATTGTGCAATTGCATTCTTACCAGAGGCGAACTTAGTAGGCATGCTTACCTGTAATAGAACATGTTACGTGGAACAAAACGCACTGACGCTTTGTCTCGGTCCTCAGAAGAAGCTAGGTCCCATTGTTTCTCATAGTCGGCTTGCAACATCATTATTCTGTTTGGGTCTACTTCAGGTTTCTTCATAGACATGTGATACGCCAACCCTGCTACAAAGCATGGCAACAAGCGGAACGGAATATCTTGTTCATACGTGCCACCTGCACCAGCGTCTTGCATGCGACGTAGCCTGTAATACACAAATGTGTACTGATTGCCTGGCGGGTTAGGCGTAGGCCATAGGTTTACGCACGGTAAGTTCTGTACGGTAATCGCTGCGCCAGTTGTGTGCGCAGCTGCCGTTGTACCGTTTTGTCCACGGTAGCAGTTAACTAGTTGATTGCCACTGATGTTTGAGTAGCTAATTGTCTCACTGTCAATCTTAATAAAACCTACAGAAGCTAAGTTAGCTGTAGAGCTAAGAGTGATAGTAGTATCGGTAGCGCTAATAGTGCCGTTTAACGTAACAGTTGTAGCGTTGTCCATGCCTGATTGGCGGTTGACGTACATCTGAATTGGACGTCCAGTTGTTAGCTTGTTCGGGATTGACATATACGTCGGCTCTGCAATACGGCTGATGTTGATGTCAATCTGGTTAGATGTGCTACCGTTTTGTGTACGAATAACTGCATCAAGAATGTCGATAGTATCAACAGGCAACGGATAGATAGGCTGTCCAGTCACCATAGGAATAGACTGTTGCTCAACTGTCCAAAGATTAATACCTCGATTTGCCCACTCAATTGCCATCAAGTTCATTGAACGTCTAGCAGTTTTTAGGTCATAGCCTGTGCGTGACTCTAGCCCACAACGCTCGAACGCTTCTTCAACGATGTTGTTTAGGTCTAGATTAAAGGACGTTGTACCTGATGTGCTCATTATTTAACCTTTCGGTACGGCTTTACTTTTTGTTTAACACTCTTAGGCTGGGCTACAAACTGTTTTCCAGCTGCTTTTCCTGCTCGTTTTGCTTTGGTTGTTGCTGCGTATTCAGCAGGTGACAACGCTTTGATTGCTTTTTCTGGCAAGTATCGTTCTCCAGTATCACTTGAACGTTTCCCAGACTTAGTCGTCCACTTCTGGTCACCCCAAGATTTAAGAGAGCGCTGACTTTTTGCAAGGCCACTCACTTACTTATACCCGCCGCCAGACGCTTTATAGCGCTTGGCTAATAGCTGAGCCTTACGAGCACTCCACTGACCCGCAGCGGTGCCCTGAACGGCTGAGTTCTTAATACTGTTAAACATAGCTTTACGCTTGCCTGGTTGGGTGTAGTTACCCGCAGCATTTACCTTAGAAACTTTACCGCCTTCAGCGTATTGCGTGAAGTCAGTATCGTCCCTACGGGCTTTCTTCTTCCCTTTAGGCATCTTGCTTGGGTTAATTGCGCCCATACCACGACTAGGTCTCATATTAAGCTCTTGTTTTTCCACGGATAGCTATGCCATCGGCGCGCTTAGAAGCTGAAGATACTTTACCGCCAGCCTTGTAGTTCATCTTCTTCATCTTGTCCATCTTGTCTGACGGCATGCCGCCACCACCGCCACCACTAGTTCTTGACATGGCTTTTTCTCTTTTGTTTTCAGCTTCAGCCTCTTTGTATCCAGCTTTATCGTTAGCATCTTTAAGGGCAACTTCTTTTGCGGTGCGGTCTCGCCCATACTTTGACCCAAAGTCATCATTGCTCAAACTTAGAACATCCGTCCTTAAACTAGCTTTGGTTTTTTGTATATCTGCTCTTCGAGCTTCTTGCGCTTCCACTCTTTTTTGCATATCGGTATCGTACTTTTTACGATATTCTGGGTCTATGTCGTATAAATCCTGGTCCATGATTACACCATCCTTCCACGGGTTTTACCCTTAATAGCGCATCCGTCTGCACGCTTAGATGCTGAGCCAACCATACCACCCTTAGCCTTCTTAACTGGCTCTTTGGTCGGCTTAACTTTTTCAATCATGCGGTTTACTTTAGCCTGTGTTGTATCTGGGTTTTTAGCATCTTGTTCAGCCATTTCTTTCTTGGCTTTCTCATTTTGCTCTTCAGTACCCATAACGTTGTCTTTAAGCTTTTGTAAGAGACTCATAGTTACACCATTCTCCCACGAGTCTTACCACGTTGAGCAATACCATCACCACGCTTAGAAGCTGAAGATTTAACCATACCGCCTTTTTTAGCTCCGACGACATCACTCATCTTACCTTCAGCAGCCCTACCAGGAAGTGATTTGCGTTTTGTAGGTTCTTTAGGCTTAGAAGGAGCCATCTCAGTCGTGTACTTTTTACCACGCCATTCAAATGATTTATCACCTTCTTTGCGAGCTGCAGCAAAAGCTTCTTTAAACGTCATATCCGCGTTTAAATTAGGGTTCATACCCTTGTCAACTTTATACTGAGCTACAGCAGCACCTTGCTGTGCTTTGTCTTCATCGCTAGGCTCGCGTTCGTAGTCAGGTAGACCACCGTCGTTATAACTTTTTTTCATTAGCAGCTCCCGCCACGCGTCATCTTAATCATCTTACCTTTAGTCTTGCCGCGTACTTCAATGCCACCGCCTTTAGCAAGCTTAGATAAGTTAGATTTCTTGCCGCTATGCAATTGCTTTTCGTGCATGCCAACGGCCTTCTTAACTACCTTCTTGTCCATTTTGACGTCTTCGTGCATACCGCCCTTAGCCATCTTTTTTGATTTGTCTGCTTTCATAAACTCTTCTCCTACGGATTTAGGTACGCCAGCTTTTTTGGCGAACTTTGGGTTATTGGCTATAGCAGCCATGAAATTATGTTGTTTTTTACTCGTGCTCGGCATCTTTTTTACCTAACAATTTTTGAACTGTTTTGCTTTCGTATATACGTAGCACAGTCCAAATAATACTTAGTAGCGCTGCTACTGCTGGCAACCAACTCATCAATGTTCCTAATACAGTAAGTAAAGACACGCCGTCTAAAAAGTGCTTTGTACCTTCGTTTAAATGGTCTTTCATTAGCATTTCCACCGTTTTAGTGAGGCTGCCTTACGTGTAGGGCGACCTTTTTCGTCTTTCATTGGGCCAGGCATGCCTGACATACGTGCGCAGAATGATTTCTTACGTGGACCACCTTCAGGCTGTGGAGCCTTTAGATTAGAGCCTGTAGCTGCGTTGTACTTAGCACGGCCTTTAGCAGTAAGCCCCGCACCTTTTGATACGGGTAACTTTTCGCCACGACCTACAGCTAGGGATACACCCTTTTTCTTAGCCATAGTACACCGTTGCAGTTACAGAAGCGCCACATCCTACAAAAATACCGTTAGGGCAGTAAATACCTTCTCCTGGGATTAAAACAGGTAAACCAACTGAGCTAAAAGTATCA